ATGGCGCGAAACCTGGTGGCTCCCCCGATTGGACTCGAACCAATAACCGTCCGGTGGTTGGGCATGACAGCCGCTACCAGCGGGAAGCCCGACCAAAAGGTGTTAAACATGCGCGACTACAAGAGATCCCCCGGAGTAACTAACAGTTCGGTAACTAAACGTAAGAGTGATAGCGGTACGGTCGTACCGATAGTAAATGTTCACCCTGTGTTTAATCATCCATACGCTCTCTCCGAAGACTGGGAGAGTGCGATCGGGGCATGGATTACGTGGCTTCGCATCGCAGGCATACCATCAACCACAATCCGCTTGCGGCGCGGCCACATTCGCATGGTGGCGCGTACTAGTCAGACCCAAGGACCGGCACACGTCGACCTCGGCGTCTTGGTGCGAGTGTGCAGCGAACACCAATGGTCAAACGAGCACCGACGGGGCGTTCGACGCTCACTCATCATGTTCTTCGAGTGGGCGATCAGCGAGGGGCGGGTAGACGAGAATCCGGCTCTTGGACTGCCCAAGGTTCCTGGCGGGACGCCGAATCCGCGTCCGTGCCCAGAACACTTGTGGTCCGAGCTCGTCAGAACCGCTCCACCGCGAGAGAAAATGATGGTGCGTTTGGCCGGCGAGCTCGGAATGCGCCGGGCCGAGGTCGCAGTGTGCCATCGGGACGACCTGCTCCGCGACGCCACGGGCTTCGCCCTGCTGGTTCACGGCAAGGGGGGCCGGCAACGGCTACTGCCGATCACCGACAGTCTCGCCCATGCGATCATCGCGTTCTGCCCTGGCGGATACCTGTTCCCCGGTCAGGAGAACGGACATCTGTCAGCGCACTACGTCGGCAAGCTGATCGGCAATCGGATGCCGCAAGGGTGGTCAATGCACAAGCTGCGCCACCGCTTTGCGACCTTGGGACTGGCGGCTACCGGTGACCTGCTGGCGATGCGTGATGCCCTCGGGCACGCGAGCGTCGCCACGACGCAGCTGTACACCGCGTCGTATCCCGGAAAAGTCCGCGATGTCGTCGAGGCGGTGGCGGCTCCCCTGCCTCCGCACCTGACATCGGTCAAGACGTACCAGCGCGTGTAACTGTTCGAACTGTCCCTCCGCCCGAGGCCCGTACTTCTGCGCGGGCCTCGGGCGCCGATAGAAACGGGGACTGAGTCTCCGGCGGCACGAGAGTGCCGTCCGGTCGGATCACCCGGTATCCCAAAATCTCTTCGCCAGCTGCGCGCGAGCGACTGCTACCGCACCCGCAGCCCACTAGAGCGCCCTCGCCGCCAGCTTCTCGCCGATCTGGTCCCGCACCGACTTCGGAGGCGGAACTACCTCGCGCACACGCGACATCGCCTTGTTCACTTCCATGAGGTGCGCCGCACGCGCCGCAGCTTCCTCCGCTGCCTGATTGGCCGCAGAGAGCCGTTCCATTCCCTTCACAACTCCCGCGGCCACCGCGTCCTGAATCTGGTCCGCTCGTAGCCCTGCTCCCCTGGTGGTGCCGATCTTGCTGGAGAGCCGACCGGAGGCCACCATCGCGAACGGCAATCCTTCATCGTCGGTCGTTCCGCCGGCACGGACATTGAACCCCGGCGTATTAACCGCCAGCGCGGCGACCAGTTCAAGACCCTGGCCGAAGTTACGCCAGTCGCCGGACAACGGTGCGGACAGGCCCATCTCGATCTGCTCGGGAGTGGCCCAGGGCGCAGCGACACCAGAGAACCAGATCCCGTGCTTGTCCTCGCCGACGCGCACGAGGGCGAATGCGGATCCGGCGTTGTCGTAGTGCGCTGCCGCGGGGATGGCCGGAAGCCGGGTATCCGCATGACCGCATCCCACCGTGAGGCGCCCCACGGGCAGCCGGGTGCCGTCGTCCAGACGGACTGCCGGGCTCGTGTGGAACTCGCGGTACCCGGAATTTGACTTGGGCACCAGCGTGCACGAGTCCTGGATACTGCGATGGCAAGTGCCGAAGGCAGCGAGGTGCCCGTAGATTCGGCCGTTATCGTCGATGGTCGGCAATGTCAGACCAGAGAGCTTGGGGTCTTCGAACATCTTGCGGTCGTACACCTTTGGCGCAAATGCCTGCTGAGCGCTAGCCACAAGCGCCACCTCCCTCGGGCTGCGCTCGGCATCGAGACGCACACGGGTATCGAATGCGGGCGTGGAGACCATCGTCGCTCCCAGCAGCTTGGCCTTGGTGAAGTTGTAATACAGTTCGCCCTCGCCGAAGAACAGAGCATCGAAAATGGCATCATCGTCGAGTTCGTTGCCATCGGCGTCGGTGAACGTGTAGTCGGCAGCGCCGAGATCGACCGAAGGATTCGAAACGCCGTGCGCGTTCTGCATCGCCATCTCGTCGGCCTCTGGGGTATTCAACAGATATCCGCTAGCCAGCAGCTTGTCACCCTCCACCCGGGCACTTTCGATGACGCCAACGGTGAACGAGTCTTCGTGGCCGCCCTTGGACTGTCGGCACCACATGAGCGGCTGGGGGAACGACCGGAACGACATCTCGATGTCCTTGGCGAACCGGCGACGGTCGTCGGTGTTCTCCCCGATGGGAGCGAGCGCCTGATCGGTGAATGTCCGGAACATCTCGGGCTCATCGGTGCTATGCACCGTCACGATCGGCGTTCCGGCAGTCAGCGACTCCTCGGGCTGGACGTTCACGCCTTCAGGCAGATCCTCTGCGTGGATGATTGTCCCGGCCTTGTTCGCCAGATCGCTGGGCTTGATCTTCACGTGTCCTCCTGGGGTCGGTGCGACGGTAGCGCCGAGCGGTGCTCAGGCATCCACCACATCGGCGGTTAACTGGGCTTGTACCTGGCGATTTACCTCGGCGCGCAGTACCTCAGGGTCGATCCCGTTCGCCGCGGTGAAGTCGTCGTCGAGAATGTCGTCCCATCCGCGAATCAACTCGGCCACGTCTGCATCCGCAACCGGTTCCATCACCTTGTGAGCGCGATACATGGGTATTCCCCGAAGTCGATCCAGCTCGTCACGGGAGCGGCCACGGCGCCGCTTCGCAGCCAGTTCCAGCGCGCGACGAACGAGGAGTTCGACGATGCCGCCGGCCTCCTTGCCGACCGAGTCCTTCCGGCCGCGCTTTCCCTGGTCATAGCCTGGGCCCTTGTTCTCGGTATCGGGGTCATTGCCTTCATTGGTGGAACTCGAATCCCCACCGCTGTCAGCAGAATCCGAACCTCCGTCCGTATCCGAGCCGGGATTGAGAGCCGGGAAGTCGATCGCCTGGACCGAGTTGTCCAGCAGTGGTAGCAGCGTGGTGATCAGTGCGGGTTCCTGAGACACCTTGTCCTGTGCCCATAGTCGCCAGCCGTCGATCGTGGTGAAGTCGTATCCGGTGTTGCCAAGGTTCAGGAAGTCGCGGTACGCCTCCGCGGTGATGGTGCCGCGGTCAAACGCGTTGGTGGCGTCCTCGGACTTGTCTGGGTCCGCGGTGAGCTGACCGGCGTCGAACCACAGGACGTACTTGCGTGGGTCGACGCCTTCTCGCTCAAGTACTTTGTGGAATACCTGATCGTTAATCGCCTGGCAGATGGTCTCCATGACGGGGGCGATGTGCATCTGCACGTCGTTGTCGCCGATCTGCCACGCCGACCAATGGTTCGTCGAGCTGCCCAGTCCGAGAAGGCGTTCCGGGCTCACTTCGAGGCCCATCGCCAGGCGCGCGATAGCGTCATTGCGCGTCTTGATCGCGGTGTCGGTGATCTCAGAGTCGAACCGGAGATGCTGCACCTTGTCGATATGTTCGGCCGAGACGCTGGCGAAGATTGGAATCATCGCCGCGAAGCTGTCTTCATCCTCGAAGGACGCCTTCGCGACCTGGAACAACAGCTCTTGCAGCTCGCGTACCGCCGGAATACCTTGCAGCGCCAATCCTGGATCAGGCGACCCAGCGGGTTTGTCGGCACCGACAGGAGCATTCGAGTACGGCAGGCTCATCTCGTTCGGTACGAACACGATGCCGTTGCCGATCAATCGGCTGTTGTCGGCGTTGCGGATCTTCTTTGTGGTGCGGACGATCTCGTGCAGCGAGTCCATGGTCGCGCGCACAGGCGAATCGGCTTCCTTGGCCCGGCGAGGACGCGGTATCCACACTCGGAAGATCGAATCCTGAGCCAGGTTCAGCTCGTACTCTTCGCCAGTGGGAAGCTCGATAGAGACTTCCCGTCCGGTCCGTTTTATTTCGTCGCGCGAGAGCGCCAGCCATGTGCCGGCCGGGGGCGAGTCCTCACGGAAGATGATGGCAATCCATACCTCGCCAGGCACAGACAGGCACTCCACAGCACGCTTGATCAGCTGCGAGCGTCCAAGTTGATTGCCCGCCATCGCATTAACAATGTCGTTGACACGCTGGTTGCTGCACTTCCCCGTGGGGGCGCCTTTGTCGTCGAGTTCGGAGGCGATCAGGTGGACGCGGGAGCATCCGGCCGATCGCCAGCCCACGTAGTAGCGCAGCTCGCCAACGGAATCGAGCATGTCCCAGGCTTCGTTCTGCCAACCCGCACGACCAGCTGCGACCTGGTGTCTAAATGTCTTGGTCGGGTTGTGGACTGGAGCGCTCGCAGCGACAAGGGACTTCCCGGCAGCACTCCGGGGACGCCGAACGATCCGCAGGTCAGGAGCCGCCACGCCGCCACGGTAGCGGTGGGCCGTGCTCAGCTCTCTACAGTCTGGTACTCGATCTCATCATCTTGGAACCAAGGCGCCGCCATTCCGACGATCTGGGAGCACGCGAGCCCGACCGGAAGAACTGCCCACCACGGCCACCCGAGGACCAGCACGGCGGCAACGGCGCCCGCGAGCGACAGCCACATCCCCACGCACCACGGGCACTCCAAGAAATCGCTGAGCACTGCCCACCGGTGACGTTCGGCGGCTGAACGCTCGCCATCACGAGCCTTGCGCGCGACCGCGATCCGGGGAGCGTCCAGGATCGTGTCGGCGTTGATCAGCCGGGTCAACCGCATCACCGCGAAAACGTAGATTGCGAGTACCAGTCCGATGTTCATGCTCGGCAGGCTACCACACACTACCTATAAGGTGTGGTAGTATCGGCGCATGGTCAGAGTCATTGGAATCGATAGCTCCCTCACTGGAACTGGACTCGTCCGGGTCGACTGGAAAGACACCGGCTGGACTGCGAAAACCCATCTGACGACGACTAAGCCAAAAGACGGCAGCCACGCCTATACGAGCCACAGAATCAAGACCATCATGGCTCCGATCGTGACCGAGCTCGAGATGCTGCCTTCGCTGATCGTTCTGGAGGCCCCGGCCCTTGCCAAGGTCGGCGGACACAACCACGACCGAAGCTGGCTGTGGGGCAAGATCTTCGACGCGTGTATGGACCGCCGCATACCGATAATCACCCCGACGCCCAACCAACGCGCGCAGTACGCGACCGGGGCGGGGAATGCCGGTAAGGACGTCGTGCTCGCCGCGTCGATCCGACGCTGGCCGCAGGTGGACATCGTCGACAACAACATCGCCGACGCCATGGTGCTGGCCGCCATCGGATGCCGCGTGCTTGGACATCCGATCGACTCAGTGACACCGGATCACTACATCTCGAAATCGGGTAAGAGCAAGGGCAATTGGATCGAGAGGATGGCCGCCTGATGGGCACCTACGCCGAAAACACAAGCGTCAGCTCCGAGAAATCTCGAGCCGAAATCGAGCGCACCTTGACGCGCTGGGGTGCCTCTCAGTTCATGTACGGATGGGACTCGGGCGACCCGGCCTCGGCCATCGTCGGATTCGTGGTCCGAGACCGTCAGATCCGGTTCATGCTCACCATGCCCGATAGGAACAGCCCCGAGTTCACGATGAGTGCCCACAAACCACCTCGCCCACGCACCCCTGCGCAACGAGAAGAGGCGTACGAGCAGGCTGTCCGGCAGCGCTGGCGCGCACTGAATCTCGTGATCAAGGCCAAGTTGGAGGCAGTGGAGTCAGGTATCTCGACGTTCGACTCCGAGTTCCTTGCGCAGTTGGTCCTGCCTAACGGCCAGACCGTCGGTGCCGAGATAGTGCCATGGGTCGCGGAGGCATATGAGACGAACCGGATGCCGGCGCTCCTCCCCGACTACGAGCCGAAGGCGATCGGGGCATGAACCGCTATGAGTTGGCCTTGTTGGTCGAAACGCTCATTCATCCAGACAAGCGCATAATCGTGGTCACCCACGACGCCCGCACACCGGCCACGCGCCGATGCCCTGGGACCGCAGCACATTCTCCGCGACGCGAATCTGCTCGGCGCGCGAAGCGTGATGTGGCATCCCGGATCCGCCGTTGGCTCGCCATGTCCCCAGAGTGAACTGGAGCCCACCGTAGAACCCGTTGCCGGTGTTGATGGACCAGTTTCCACCGCTCTCGCAGGAAGCGATGGCGTCCCAGTTGACCGAATCAGCATGAGCATGCGCAACGAAAGGTGAACTTGCGGCTGCAAATACAACTGAAACGGCGATTAGCTTTAACTTCGTCATGGGTCGGAGACCCTGGCAGCCGTCCCTGCACCCGCAGCTACGTTCGCCTGCCAAACGGCAGGCCAGAGGGCGTGCCGCGCAATGAACGGGTGAGCCAATCCGGTACCGATCCGGGGCCCTTCCCATGAAGCGGCGAAGCGAACTCGGTCATCGACGACCCGAGCTTGGCCAGACGCCAGTGCGCCATCACCGCGGCGGCCACCCGGTCCGGGCAGTGCTGACCCACCTGCCAGTCGGCCGCCTGGTCCTCAAAAACACCGAGCTTGTACTCGACGGTGCGCGCAGTTTTGATCTCGAATGCCTGGCGCAAAGCGGCAGCTCTGCCCACGGGATCGCCTGCCTCCGTGTACTTGACGATGACGAACGGCATGGTCGGTACGAGTGCCTGCAGTTCGACGCGAGAGAGGTTTTCGCCGGCGGCGAGCCGTTCCCGCGCTGTCTTGTTCATGTCGACCCACGCTCGCTTGAGCACCGATTCGTAGGTCTTGTATGTGGAGTAGCCCTCCAAGACGATCTCGCGAGCACCGATCGTGAGGGCAAGCTCAACGGCCTTCTTGCCCCATTGGTCTGACGTGTGAAGCCCTGACCAGTCCTCCGTCAAAATAGTCGTACCAACCCCGGCTAGTACGCCACCGATAATTCCGGTCTCATCGCCCTCGCCAGAATCGGCAGGATCAACAGCGACCACCGCGGCGACGGGGTGCTCGGGAAGTGTGTCGACGCGGGGCTCGAACCACTTCCGCTCGAACAGCCCGCCCTCGGGATTGCGCGGGCTGCCCTGATACAGCGCGTACCAAGTACGCTCACCGACATTGCGTCGCGTGGCCTCGAACTCCTCGCGGGTGCGGCCACGGGCGGAGACCATGACCTCGCCCGGGGCCCTGCCCAACGAGTCGGGAATTCCTTCCTCTGCGATGGCCGGTATGTTGATGTACCGCCACGTACGCAGATCGCGGGGGAATGAACGCTCCGCTGCGAGTGTCTTGCCGCTGAGATCCTCGGGGTGCCATCGGGTCTGGATGAGGATGATTGATGCTTCGGGAGACAGACGCGTCAACGCGACCGAACTCATCCACTCGTCTACCTTTCGGCGATGGGTCGCCGAGTCAGCTTCCTGCATGTTCTTGTACGGGTCATCGATGATGAGAAGGTCCGCGGCGCGGCCGGTCACCGCGGACCCGAGACCAACCGCGACCAGTCCGCCCTTCCCGCCGTCAATCTGCCAGGCGTCGATTCGCCGGGTCTTGGCACTGATCTTGAGCCCGAGCTTGTCTTCGACCTCAGCACCGGTCAGCGGGTCAACGACGCCGCCGCCGTGCGCCAGGATGACGTTTCGGCAGTTCTGGCTGTGTGTATGTGCCAGGTCGTCGCCGTAGGAGGCCAAGATGATTCGGCGGTTGGGATTGAGCTGCCAGGCGCGGATGGGCGTCCAGACCGCACACGTGGTGCTCTTGCCCTCCTGCGGCGGCATCGAGACCATCAGATTGCGCCGGGGCGCGGCGAGCACCGTTTCAATCGCGTTGGCGATCAGGTCAATGGCAGGGGTGACGACGAAATCCGGGTCCACGGCCGATGCCAGCTCGGCAACGTTGCGGTATCGCGCACGGATCTTTGCGCGGGCGTCGGCAGACTCGAGGTATTTGAGGACCGCGGCTTTCTGCTCCGGGCGCCAATTCCTTGCCTCGGCATAGATTTTGGCGGCCCGCTCTGATGTGAACGTGCTGTCCCCTGTTGGTACGTCCGTCGAGGTAGAGGCCACGGCAGGCAGGGTAGGCAGCTGGGCTGCAGTCCTATATAATACCTATAAGTAGAGGTAGTATTGACATGGAAAGGCTGGTGCTCGTGACCCTCTCGGACTACAACGGGTTTCCCGGGAAGATGCGCGAAGCTGTCGGCCGGCGCATGACGAAACGCTGGAACAGCGGCGAGAGTGCCCGGCCGTCCGTGTGCGCGGCGTGTGGTCAGACCGAGGGCGCAATCCACGGGCACAACGAGGACTACAGCACCGAGGATGTCTACCTGCCACTGTGCATCACCTGCCACCTGGTGCTGCACATGCGCTTCCACCATGCTGACCTGTGGGAGCTGTACAAGAAGGCCGTTCGACACGGATTCCGTGGAGAGCCCCTGGAGCAGCGCAACGCGCTGTACGCAATTAAGCAGCGCTACGACGTCCGGCGCCCCGAGAGCTTCCCCGGCGAGTACATCAACGACGAGCGATCAGCCACCGTCCTGGACATGATTTGTCCAATCAAGATCATCCACCCGAACGCTCCAGTAGGGTGACCGCCGTGAAGCTGCGTTTCCCGATCCTCGCGATTGTCTTGGCCCTGCTAGGTCCGGCTGTCGGGTTCGTGCGTTCACCTCTGGAATGGCTCATCGTGGCTTGCGCGCTGGTTGCGGGGATTCTCGGGCTGATTATCGGGATCAAGAACGGCGAGTCGTTCTGATCAGGTGAGCACGGTGCGGGCCGTCAAATGCCTTGGGAGTCCAGGCATCTCCGAGCGCGTCGATCTCCTGCTCCAGCGTCGGCAGGCGGTGCGTGGCGTGCTTGCGCGGCGCCCGACCTTCCACGAACAGGTGCTCGACGCCGCCATCCACCAGCACACTGGACAGGATCGCTGGTGTCACACCGTAATCGTCCAGCTCGGGAAGCACGCGGCGGGCGACGACCACCTTGACCCCGTACATATCCACTGAGATCGCGAAGTCGCCCCGAATCTCCACCGGCAACAGCTGATGCCGATACACCTCGGGGCCGTCGGCGGGCAGCTCTCCCCTCGTGTAGGTGGCGGCCTCGCGCCCGGCGGCCACAGCTGCCCTGCTGGACTCGATTCCGAACACCTTGTAGCCGCTATCCCAAAGACGCCGGGTAAGCAGGCCCGTCGAACTGCCCAGATCCATCACCACGCCAACGTCGGGGGTGACCCCCGAAGTAATCAGCCGGAAAATGCCGTCGTGAATCGCCGGGAACTTGCCGGTGGCCTTCCAAGCGTCGAGATACTCAGCCGAGTTGAACCGGGTGTCGCTCACCAGAACCGCCCGCAGCGTTCACAAACGTAGCCGGGAGCGAACGGAGCAAGACTCCACCCGACTGACCGCCGATTGTGGCCACGCAGCCAGCAGATCGGAGCGAGAAGCCACGTCATGCGTTCTCAGCCTTCGGGTACCACGCATTCGAGTAGGCGTGGTTCTTGATGTTCTTTGCCGCGAACACACCTTCCTGCGCGAGCAGGTCCACCTCGTCCTTGGTGCCGCCGATCTCTGCCGCGATCGTAGCGCGATCGATTCCATGTTCCTCGATCAGCTCACGCACGATGGCGCTCATCTCGACGGCGACGTGAGTTCCCTTCGCGCGGTTGATACGGATGGTCATCAGCATCGCGGTCGGCCGGTCTACGTGCAGGACGGCCACCGGCACCCGGCCTCGCCAACGCTTGCGCACCGGGTTTGAGTCTTGCGACAGGCGCCAACGGTGGAATCCGTCGATGATGAGCCGCTCGGGATTGACGAGCAAGGGCTGTAGCCATCCGGTCGAGAGCAGAGACCGTTCGAGAAGTCGCAACTCGGCCAGATGCACTCGGTTGGGGTTCCAGGTGTTTGCGTCGAGGGTGTCGGCCGGCACCCATCGGATGTGATCAATCGGGTCTCCCTCCGCAACGGGCAGTAGCGGGAGACCCGCCGAATTAGTGCCGACAGCCAAATGATCGATCCCGATGTCCTGGAACGTCACGCACTCGCCTTCCGTCGTGCTGATTGCTGCTCTTTCGACAGCGCGGTGATGGACCGTTTGTAAGCCCCGGCCATGAACTGCGTGAGCACGTAATCACTCGGGTAGGACTCAGGCGTCTTAGCCTGCTTGATCCGGATCGAGCGCAGCTCCTTGAGGGCCTTCGCCTTCTGCTGTTCATCGTCGATGGTGTCGTCAATCCACGCCTGCACGCCGTCCAGTGATGTGCCGTACCGCTGGATGATTCCGGCGCGGTCCAGCTCGCCGTAATACCGCTCTTGCACTGCCATCTCGGGGAACAACGCGATCACCTGGTCATAGAACAGCGGCTCGTAGGCGCGGATGTTGTCGAACCGCTTCGCGCGCTCGGCGTGCAGCGGCGTCGAAACCCTCAGCGGCTCCTTCGCCCAGAGCTGCGCGTCGTATGTTGGGCAGTAACGGATGTTGTAGTCGTAGAAGTACCGGAAGACGTCATCCTCCTGCCAATCGAAGATCGGCTTGACCGTGAATACTCGAGGATCTGCGGTGGTGTTGATGTAGTTCTCGGTGAGCTTGGCCGTCAGCGCCCGGAAGCGCATCAGCGACTCCGCGGCGCGGACGCCGGTCACCATAGCGACCTTGCCCTTCTCCCCCTTGGCCGCGAGCGTGTCCATCGAGTACTGGTCGTACACCCGGTCATTAGGCAGGCCGAGGGATGCTGGCGTAATGGCCCACTCGGGCTCTGACCGGATGTGTTCGCGGTTCGGGTCCCACTGGACGTATTGCGTGCTGGTGCCGAGGATGTACTTAGTCGACGCCAATGGCATGCAGTACCAGCGCAAATCGATCCAGTCGAGTTGGCGGTACTCGTCGACGAACTGCACCACCGAGTCCGGTATCAGTTCCTCGTCGCGGAACACCACCTTGATCGGCCGCTCGTCGCCGCGCTCCAGCGCGACCTGGCGCGCCAGGTGCACGCACACCAGCGAGTCCTTGCCGCCCGAGAACGCCACCAGCACGGTGTCGAATACGTCGTAGATGTGGTGCATTCGCCGCCGGGCTTCGCCGAGCACATTGGCATCGATGAACTCCCTGACGTGCTTGATCCGGCTCACCCGAGCTCCTCGATGTAGTGGGTGATCCGTTCTCCTGGCGTCAGATCCGGGAGGGTGCGGCGAAGCCAGTTCACGAATTCGGTCCACACGATCTTCTGGTCGGCGGAGTCGAACACGATGTCGTAGGAGATGACCGGGTTGCCGCGGCCGGCAGCCTCGGCGGGAGGTTCGTCATCAGCGTCAAGGCCGAGATCGACCTCGACGTCCGTACCGAGACTCGTCGCGCTGATCGCATCCAAGTCCTCCGCCGTGTACCCGAGGCCGGTCAGATCATGGCTGACGTCGGACAGCAGATCGGCCAGCGCCTTGGAGTCGTACGTGCCCTTCTCGCTGGTCCGGTTGTCGGCCAGGACGATTCGTTTGGCCTGGTCCTCGTCGACATCGACCCAGTGGACCAGGATCGCGTTCCAGCGGGCATCGTCGGGTTCATCGCCGGCGAGCTTGCGGAATGCCTTGAGCGTGTGGTTACCGGCCAAGACCTCGTTTGGCCGGCCTGTGTGGGTGCCGATGTTGGCGGTGATCGGGCGGTACTGTCCATGGGCCTTGAGGCTTGCGACCACCGAATCCACGTTGCCCTTGCGAGGGTTGCGGTGGTAGTTGCGCAGCTTCGAGGGCGGAAATGCACCGGTCTGCCCAGCGAGGGGCTTGCGTGCCGTCATCTGAGATACCACTTTCCGCGGATCGCGCCGAAGATCAGGGCTAGGCCCGCTCGGACGCTCTCGGCAGGCGAGAGCATTACGCCGTTATCGTTGACGGAGAGGCTGACGCGGTCGTCGCCGGAATCTGTCACCACCAGGACTAGGTCCTCGCCGCGGGTCCTGAATCCCTTGGCCGTGGCCCATCCGGGAAGAGCCGGGTACAAAGGTTCCATCAGACCCGCTCCCCTGCCGTGTCTTTGAGGTGCTCGGTGATACGTTCGGCCACCGTCATGCCGGTGTCCGGGTACTGGTCTTTGAGCAGCTTGATGAAGCCGAACCATGAGTCCTGCTGATCCTCGTCGTCGAACACGATGGTGTAGCGAATCGCCTTGTCGTCAGTGTCATCACCTGGGAGAGCGGGTGCGTCGTCACCGCGGTCCCCGGGCCCGACGATCCGGTTGATCGCCGCCTCCAGGTCATCCAGATCGGCGTCACTGTAGCCGGTGCCGGTCGTGCCGACCTCGTTGAGCAGCTCCACCAGCTCGGCGATGTCGAATCCACCGTCCTCGAAGCTCCGGTTGTCCACGAGCACGATTCGGGTAGCCATCTCGTCGTCCACGTCGACCCAGTGGACAGCGATCTTGCTCCATTGATCGTCGAAAGGGTTCTGCTCAGCCAGGTTTCGGAATGCCTTGAGCGTGTGGTTGCCTGCGAGTACTTCATTCGGACGGCCGGTCTTCGTCCCGATGTTGACGCACAAGGGCTTGAACTGCCCGTTTGCCCTGAGTGATCCCATGACGGCATCCACGTCGCCGACGCGGGCATTGCGGTGATAGATCGAGAGTTCAGCAGGGCTGACCCTGGTCGTGGTGCCAACAAGCACCGATGGTTCAGAGGCCATGGCGCGAGGGTAAACACCGCAGGTGCATGTCGGTCGACCTGCGAAAAGTACTCGATCTACCCAATTGACAGTACCTATAGTGCTAGGTATTGTAGGTAGTGCTAAGAGGTTGGGATTGAACCCACCCAGGAAGGGAGTAAACCCATGTCATCGGCTGATACAGCCACCAAGACTCCGCTCAGTGTAGGACGAAAGACGTTCCTGCACTGTGTTTTCACTACAGCCATCGAGGGCGGTATTCAGCACTGGGCCCGGGTCGACTCGTACCACTGGCGTACATCAGGCACCAAGGACCTCCCCATAACGGACCCCAGAGTCAACGACGTCGACGGCTTCTACGCCGTGATCCGATCCACTGAAGCCGACGACGATGACGAGAACGACACAGGCTGGGGCATCACCGGACTAGAACGCGAGCACACGTTGCGAATTGATCTGGATGTCGTCGAACGTGGGACGAACCTGTTCGCCCGATACTGCCGCGGCGAAGTCAACTCCCACGGTATCGATGTCCCCGTGGAGCAGCGCAAGCCGCTGGGAGATGACGCCTACTGGCGACAGTTCCTCGCCGCCGAAGCCACCCACGGGGAGCAAGGCGACTACGACGCGATGGTGGCCGACAACATCGTGCAGTTCGGCCTGTTCGGGAAGCTGGTGTTCGGATGAGCGACAAGACATCCCGATTCACCAACATCGGAGACATCCGTCGCGCCAACAAGAAGGCGGGACTGTTCTGGTTCTCCCCCTCCACCATCGCGGCGCATGGCGCAAGAGTTGAGAGCCGTATCTACGACGAGGGCAGCAGTGAGGACTACCCCGAGGGATCGCGAGTCTGGGTCGAATCCCGGCGGAATTTCGACGGCACAGCGCGTGAGCACCTGATCGCCCGTTTCAACGTCCAGACCGGGGATATCTCGTACGCCCATATCGACTACAAGACCTTGGTTTTCGGATCATTCAAGGAAGCGGAGAAGCACATCACCGAAAACATGCTTGGAGGCGGCCATGGATCCGAGTGAGACCCTGGTGAAGCTGCGCGCCATGGTCCACGCCGAGCACGCTATCGGCAGCCAGTGGACACCCGAGTACGCCAACCAGCGGTGCGCGCTGTGGGCCGAGCAGTTCGAGTCGCTCGACGTCTGGCTGTCCAAAGGTGGTTGCCTGCCGCCAGATTGGGCTCCCGATGATGCGAAGGAGGCCTTGGTCCTGTATCGCGAATACCACGAGTGCGAAGGCGATCGTGAGGACGAGGACGATAAGCGGTGGGACTTCATCGATGCCGCACTCTCGGTGCTCAAGCGGCTCGCCGGCGTCACGGACGAGGAGTTGGTCAATGGCTGACATCAAGTCAGCGAGCCCGGAGGCCGAAGCCCGCTTCGCCTTGATCAGCGCACTTGACGATCTCACCTACAGCGGAGCTGCTGGGCCTACGCCTGGAATCGGACTGGATCAGAGCGAGGCCGAGTTTCTAGCAGAGGTAACAGACTGGATCGGCGAACTAGGCAAGGCCCTGATCCGGGTCCGCGAGTCCGTCACAGACGTGATCGATGAGCTGGAGACATTGCGCTCGCAGCGGCGTTCAGTCCGGGCCTTCCTTGGCCTAAACAGTCCAGCAGAAGACGACTGAGCGTGGACATCGCCGCGAGTGTTACCCAGACCGAGCCCGACGGCACCAAGTCCCAGGCCCAAGTCATCGTCGACAGCACCGGAAACGTCGTCCAGATGGGCGGGGAGAACACGATCGACGCCAGCGACGGCGACCTCGGCGAGCTGCTCGCGTGCTTCGCCAGAATCGCTGCCGACATTGAAGATTCGGAGGACACACCATGATCGAGACACCAACGCGCAACACCGAGCTGATGCTCAAGGTATGGAACCACCTGACCGAGCACCCCGAGGATCACAACCAGCGCAACTGGGGCGAGCGGCCGCGGGACATCGTGGACATCCATGCACCGGGCGACGAGATCACCTATGAGAATGTCTGCGGCACAAAGATGTGCCTGTGTGGTGACGCCATGCTGCTATCAGGGTATCGGCTCGGCTATTTCAAGAGGCGTGCGCGTGCATCGGGCTTCATGCGCCCAGACGGATCTACTGACGGTGACTTCGTCACTGAGGGCGCAGCGCTGCTTGGCCTCACTAACGAAGAGGCAGTTCATCTCTTCACCTGCACGATGGACAACGGCGATGCGCTCATGCTGCTGCGTTCCCTCATCGACAACGACGGTGAGTTCGACGACGATCTGAAAAGGTGCCTGGACTGCAAGCCATCGCACGAGGTCGACTCATGAGCGACCAGGACACCAAGATCGTCAAAATCGAGTGGACCACAAACGAGTACCACAGCGGATACTTCCGCGTCCCAGTGGGTTTCGACCAGGACGACTACATCCTTGGCGACGCTATGGCCGACCACGACGAGGACACGTTCGCCTACTGCGAGCGCGACCATTTCGAGGTCTACGACCAACAGCCTCCACCCGGTTCAAATGTCGACGTGATCGAGCTGGACCTCGAAGGGTGTGAGGCCGGGTGATCCCTGAATCCATGGATGCCACCCGTGTGCGGCAGACGGTCACAGAGCTGCGGTTGACCGGGCTGAGCCCCCTGTACATTGCCAATCGCCGCCTGGTTCCTGTCGAGGCTATGCGGGCCCTGATCAGCGGCCGCGACGAGAAGGGCAATCCGGCGTCCGAGATCGCATACCGCCACTACGAGTCCTTGGTGAAGGCTCCGGTACCGCCGGCCAAGTTGCCCCAGTTTCCCGATAGTGGGTACGAGGGCATGGTTCTGCCGTTCGGCACGATTCGACGGCTGCGAGCACTGATAGCCCTGGGCCACGACACGGGATACCTCACGCAACGGATCGGCGGATCACGCTCGATTCTCAGCACGATGATGCACCCCTGGATCACGGGGCAGGTGACCGCCGAGGCCGCCGTGAGGGTGTACCGCACGTACCAGACCTTGCGCCTGATCGCGGGCTCGTCAGAGGCCGACCGCATCGAGGGGAAACTCCGAGGCTGGGACATCTGGCTAGACGCCGATCCCGACGATTTCGATCGGGTGGTGGTCGACGACTACGGGTACATCGAAAACGACCCTGCCGTGGATACAGGAGGATCATGATGACTTCGCTGGTCGTACCTCACCATCACGGTTACAGTGCTATTGACCACGATTTAGGGCACTACGCCCAGTAGCGGGGGAAACGATGTCAGACGACAAACTCAAGCTCGACTTGGAGGCGCTGGACAAGCTGTCGCCAGAGCTGAGCGATATAGCTAAACGGGTAAACGCGAAGGCGGCGAGCCCGGCGAAGATCGAGGCTGGGGAGGCGCCGTCGTTGGTAGCGGTGCGTGAGCTTGTCACCCAGGCCATCCCCGGTTTGCAACGCGCGTTCGCGGGCCGCTGCTCCAACGTCGCTGACCTGTCGGTACAGACCAAGAATGGTTTTGGGGACACCGAGGAACATGTGACGCGGCTAATCGCGTCGGTGACGGGGCTGTCGCGGGGTGGTCGCTGATGGCCGGATACTCGTTGCGGCTGCTGCTGTCCACCAAGCCGGAGAACGCCATCGAGGGCATGCGCCAGGCGATCCTGGCGGCCACTGAATTGCAGGCCGAGGCCAAGTCCTACAAACACGCCATCGAGAGACCGGGCGGCCAAGAATGGCAGGGCAAGGCCGCCACCGCCGCCCAGGACACCGCAGCCGCCGACGAGAAAGTGGTCTACGGAGCCACCGAGCATGTCCGCGATGAAGGCAACGATGCATTGAACACGTTGGCGTTCAAGGTCAAAGAAAGCCACAGCAAGCCAGTTCAGATCTACAACGATATGACCAGCCACGGCTACACCGTCTCTGAAGACCTCAAGGTGGACTGGATCGCGCCGCCCCGCGCGACCCCCGAACTCATCGCGCAGGGCAAGAAGGTCGCCGAACGTGTTACCCGCGAGATCCGCGCCGCCTACGACACCTGGTGGGCCGCCGAAGAAGAAGCCCAAGGCGAAATCCGGGCAATCATCGACGAGCTGAACACCTCCTACAACCCGATCGGCGGTCTGACCGCCAACGCCGGGCACCTCGACGGCGCCTATTTGCAGGGCGGAACGCAGTGGGAAACCGACGTTTTGGGCCGCGTTCAGGCTGCTTCTACATTGGATGCTCAGCAGCTCCAAGACCTCGCAGCTGGCAAAAAGATCGACATCGGGTCCAACCGGATGCAGTACCTGTACCAGTTCGCGCACTCCTTCGACGGCAAGACACCTGACCAGATCGCCGCCATCAAGGCCGGGCTACCGCCCGAGCAGCGCGACGCCATGACCCGCGCCCTGGCGATAGTCGCCAACGACCAAGTCCGCTCAGGCGTGGACAACACCCGCGGAGTCACCGAGGCCACCAAGAAGAACTTCATCCCCGGAGCCGGATCACTAGCCAACTTGAGTGATGGCATGGTGTCGGAGATGACCCGCAGTGATCGCACGGGCGTGACCGAGGGGCGCGTCAGCGGCACCCCATACACCGAGATGCACGGTGTCGGCGCCATGCAGGACATAGCCAAGATCTTCGACGGCGCTGGCGGATACCTGAACGGTTCGGAGGCCGGGCGCGCCATGCTGGATGCGGCTACGCAGTACTCCAACGCCGACATCGACCACCGCGCCAACCCCACCGCTGGCGGATTGCAGACAGACGCCCACGGCGCTCCCGGAGGAGTGCTGGGAGATCAGGAAACCCCGCTACGTAACGCGCTGGCCGACATCTACCAAAGCGGCGGACAGGACCATGTGGGCGTCCACGACGCCGTCACCGGCGAGCCCACCGACGGCGAGAAGTTCCTGCGTGGCGTCCTGGAAAACAACTACGGCGATCAGTCTGGCAAGGTCGATGACACCCTGGCCTGGGCCGGGGATCACTCCCAAATGGGGGCTGAGGTCGCTAACGAGCAAGGCCACTACATGGCCGAGCACAAGAACGAGCTTCAGAATATGGCCGGTGGCGGTAACTTCGCCCAAAACAACCCCGAAATGGCCGGAACCTCCGCCAAGGTGCAGGGCGAATACCTGAGCCAGTACGCCGACTCGGACCCCACACACCGGCAAGACCCCGGCATCAAGCCGTTCAAGAACGTCGGCGAAATGCGGGACATGGTGTCCACCTTCGACAAAGGCCACAACGCGGGCGAAATCATCAACGAACAAGCCCAACAACAGCATCAGCAGCTCCTCAACGACGCCGCCCGCACCGGCAGCGACCACGACCTCAAAGCCGCCGGACGGCTCTCCCAAGGCATGCTCGACGGGGCGCTGGACTCTGTCGGTGAAAAACCCACCGACCAGAACGTCGAGGACCTCAAAAAACTCATCGGCAAGGTGCCCTTCGCCAGCGACGCCATGGACGTTCTCGACAGCGCCCAAAAGCACATGGAGAACGCCACGAAACTGCCCGAAGGATTCGCCCAGGACCTCGCCCAATCCGGCAGCTTCGGCAACCCCTACGCCTACCAAGCCAGCGTCCTAGACGCCCTAGCCCAAGCCCACCCCGGCATTGCCGACGACCCCATCGTCGGCAAATACATCAACGGCGGACACTTCGACCTCTCAACCATCGGACACCAACCAGAAGACGTGCAACGTGCCCAAACCGACCTGGATAACTGGTTCAAGACGACGGCCCCACGCGACTACAACGTCAACCTTGACCACTGGCTGGTCCAAGAGCAGATGGGCGGCAAATACCCGAACTGGCAGTGGGAACCCGGCAGGTGAGCCCACGAATTGTTGCGCTGGCCGCCGCGTCGGTAGCCGCGCTGTTGCTTACCTCGTGCACACACGACAAGCCCAAGGAACCCGCACCTGCCTGGGAAGACAAGAACCGCACCACGACCCAGTGGATACCCAACCCAGCTGTCGACCTGATGTCGCCCGAAGGCACCTTCATCCGTGCCTCCATCGAGTCCTGGCGAGCCGCACAGTCGGCACCGGGGCGCGGTCTAGACGCTATCCGGGCCGGTGGATACCCCGGATTCGATCACGCCCTGAACAACGTATGGAAACCCGAGAGTGTCGGGGGCACAGTCCGGCTCCAGACCATTGGAGTCGGCACTCTCTACCGGGAGATCGTTGAACTCCGCCGCGACGGCGACAAGTACACGGCCGGAATCTGCACATACCCATCGCAGACAGCCGCACAGGAGCCAGACGGGCAATACAGCAGCAAGGGATCAGACGACCTGGGGTACGGCTGGTGGCTCACCTTCGGGCCCGACCCGAAACTCCCTGCCGAACAACAGCATTCGCCACTACCGAATCAACGAGGCCCCGCGCAACGCCCGGTGGACAACGTATTCGGCACCTGGGTGATCCTCGATACCAATCCTTCAGCCACAGACCTACCGCAGTGCAAAAAACTCGCACCTGGCACCCCGGAGAATTGGCCCAAGCCATACGTCCGACCCGATCCGCCACCTACCCTGCCTCCCGACCCTGGTTGGCCCGAGGGAAGTTCCGCATAGGACGTGGCCAAGTTCGGACATGGACGCATCTCGCCATTTTTCCTTGGTGCCGCATCGACATTGGCGCTATGCGCAATTCCCCTCGCTGCACTCAGCTTGGCAAGCGAGAAGACCACCAGCCGAGAAATACCGCTCGCCGTGTGGGCATTGGTGATGTCTTGTGGCCTTCTGATTCCACTGGCCGCGGACGTAATGGCCCGGCGTAGGCGCCGAGGCGATGGAGAGACCGAAAGTACGGCAGGTCTAATCGTGGGAGGCACATGCGTCGTGGCGCTCCTAACGTGGTTACCCGTCGTCTCCGGCTTTCCGTGGAGAGCCCTCCACGGGATGACTGCGGTTGCATTCGGAATGGCGATGTACGTAGGCGTTTTCGCCGCTGCGGCGACGCCCACCGTGATGACTGGCTCTTACCGAGTCAACGAACGCTCAATCACACTTGGCGTGGCGCTCGGCGTCTTTCTGGTCTACAGGTCACTCGGCACCCTGGGCTGATCATTGACACTACCTACAACAGCAGGTAGTATTAGAGTTGTTGAGGCAGGGAGTGAACCCGCCCGGAAAGGAATGAACCTTTGAGCACGTCACCCCAATCTCGTTGCCCCCTTTGCGGCGACATTATGGCTGAACCGGCTGTCCGCAATTCACTGTCGCGGGTGGACAACTCCACCTACATCTGCAATCGGTGCGGCCTGGCCGAGGTCATGCTGCGAAAGGCAAAGGACGGCGAGCCGCGCCAATGCCTGTACTTCGATGAGGCGATGGGCGTTGGGCTAGTCACCGAGAATGAGCCTGGCTACTACCCGTTCGCCGCGGCTTCGCCGGCCGTCGACGCGACGTGGGTCCAGTCCTACGTGAAAGCCGCCAACGAGAAGTCCGGCCTGGGTGAGCAGGACGCGAATGACATCGTGGTGAGCTCGATGTTCGGGCGGCGACAGAAGTTCATCGACAAGCACTACGCGTCGCGGGGTGCCCGGTGAAGAAGACGAATTGCGTTCTCGCCGGGGACCTGAATGCCACACACATCGGCAGCGTGATCCGATTCAAGCGCCTCAACGAGACGACCCAGGTCAGCGAGATCATCGACGCCGAACTGCGCCAGATCTACCACATTGAAGGATCTACCCTTGTGAACGTTGGTGAAGGCGCGAGCGTCGAATACACCCTTGAGCACGACGACGCTGTGGTGATCGACCCACCGGCGTTCTACGAAGGTGCCTGGGTCGCAGAACTGGGGCTGGACGGACCTGCCTAATGACCACTTTCGATCTCGCCGACGACCAGCCAACACTAGATCCATTGGAAGTGACCAAGTCCGAGCCGCTGTGTCCAGATTGCCTGCTGCACCATGCCGGGGAGTGCTTCTGATGGCACGCCACACGTGCCGCTACATCACCTGCGACGCGGCCGGGTGCGACAGCGAGTTCAGCGTCGAAGGAAAGCTCGATTGGTTCGTGGTACAGGCCCGCGCCCGGAGCGCGGGATGGCGGCAGGACGGGAACACGCACCTATGCCCCACCCACCGACGCGTCTCCCCCGCCCGAGTGCGCGAACTGATGCTGTCCCGCCGATGACCAGTTCTAACCGTCACGTGACACGAAAATGCCAGCTGCCCCGGGGGGTCGGGCAGCTGGCATCCACAGCTTAGTGATTGACCCTCGTGTTTGTCGGACGACGATGAAATGATCCCGCCATGAGCCTCAAGAAGACCGGTCAGCTGAGCGCCGGCACAACCGCCGTCTGCTTCGTCACGGCCGGGGTGATCTCCTTCGGGTTCTTCAACGGATTCGACTTCCTGCGCGATGCATTCTCGGTGGCAGCCGCCGTGGTGTACGTGATCGTGTTCCTAGCCGCGCTCGCCGCGGCGGTGGGGTTCGGATGGATCTGGCTTGACCACAAGATCTCGGAGCGTCGCACGCTCAGAGCGAAGCAGGCCATGGAGACTGCCGAGCTGCAACGCCGGGCATCACTGCCCATCCTGTGCGGCGAGCGGCCCACTACCCATGGCGCCGGCCCCTGCGTCGAGCCGCTGTTCCACGTCGGACTCCACCAGGACAAGCACGGCAACGAGTGGTTCACGTCGGTCAACCTTGGCGATGTGGCCTTCTGACCTTCCGACCAACAGGTATGCCCGGATCCTATAATCGAATGTATGTTCGAGCGCTGGGCAGAGAATCCGCGCACATTCAAGCGGGTATATCGGCAGGTCTACGTGGACATGCGCAAGGCGCTACCCGGATGCGTCGGAGGGTTCGTCAGGAACCGCAACATCTCGGTCCGCGCCGAAGGTCTCCGCATCGAAGAGTGGATGCGGGGCCATCAAATCGCATGGATAAGGACACACGATTGCCACTGGTTAGGCATCGTCAAGGTTGAGGCCCAAAGCTCCAACGAGCTGTCTGACATCACGATGACCCTATGGTTGCCGCCCAGCATGTTCCAGCTAGAGCGTCCGGACTACCTCTTTGAGCGGCGGTATCGACGACGTCTCTGACGGCAGTAGTCAGACTCGCATACCAACCAGGTTGGTACGACATCGTGCGAGCCACAATCAACGCGCCACTCATATGGCTACCTTTCCGCTGGTCGCACCCACTACAGCGGCAAAGAATCAAAATTGTTTTCTAGATCAGCTTTCGCCCCAGTTCAACGTCCTTTACAGTGTTCCCCATGGCCTCCGGGGATATCGATTCAGGCAACCATTACAAGGCATACTGGTGCCGTGTACTGCAACATCAGCCCGACAAGCCGGTAGTTCAGCACGCACGTCAGCGGGTCCGTGCCGCACTGGTCGCGGTCGCAGTCCTCGCGGTTGGGGCTGGCACGGTTCAGGTCGCGACACTGCACACGGCGCCGGGCAGTGGCTTCTCCACGTTGGCGACGGTGGGCGCGGAACCGACCGGCCCGCCGGGACCGACCGGAGGCATGACCGACGGTGGAGGTTCTCAGTTCCAGCCTCCAGCGCAACCGCCGTCAATGCCGGACTACCAGGGCGGCAACAACTTACCGCCTCTGGATCAGAACTCGGGCATCTCAATTTACAATTCCGGCAATCCGCAAGCGCCACAACAGGTTCCGGGCCAGCAGGGAGCGCAACAGCCGCAGCAGAGCTGGGATCAGCCCGCGCACGGAACCCAGATGCCCAATTACTCCACGGCGCCCGGGTACACCCAAGGGCCGGGAAAGCCGAACCCTGATTATCAAGCGCCGCAGCAGAGTTCACCGCAGCAGGGTCAGCAGTCCCCGCAGCAAGGGCAGCAGCAGTCTCCGCAACAGAATCAAGAGCAGCAGCAGAACCAGCCGGAGCAACAGCAGCAGGAGCAGCAGGACCAGAGTGACCAGCAGCGGCAGCAGCGCTGCGAGGTGATGTCGCAGCAGCTCGACCAGATCACTGAGACCGCCGGGCAGGTCACCGATGTTGTTCAGAAGGTCGGTGATGCGGCCGAGGTCGTGCTGCCCAAGGGCGGTGGTGGATCGCTGGGCCCTGACGGTGAGCGCTCGCCGGGCCGCGTACCAGTTCAACCGCTCGAGTGTGGTGACTGCCCGCCAGATCGGAAGCCACAGAATCCGTTCTGCAAGCTCTTCCCCAATGCAGGCGTCAAGCAGACGTGCGAGGGCTTCATCGACGACTGGATGGAGAACTTCAAAGACTCATGCGAGCCCGGCAAGCCGAATTGCAAGGGCAAGGTTCCGATCTGCTATCCACGAGACGTGACCAATCCTTCCGACGCCATGAAGAAGAGCATGCAAGATTACATTGACGGCGGAAATAAACTAATCAGGGATAATGAGAAACTCGGTGGTCAAGTCATCAAACGTTCAACCAACGGTTTGAGCGGCAGACGTGAGGCCGATAAAAAGCTGGCCAATTTGAGATATGGCGAGAAAGCGTTTGACGGTAAGGCGTACGGCCATATACCGGACCTGACATGGATGGGAACAATCCTTGATGAACGTGATGTCATTCCGTTCGACAAGGACCTCAATTCCTCTATAGGCGGTCAGTCCAATAGATTCAAGACCGATTTTCAAGCTACAGAGTTTGTCGTCGGGTACTGGGGATCCGTGGTCGGTTCCAAGAACACGCAATGCCTCGCCCCCGAGGCGGTCGCGTGAAAATCATGCCTTCGATCAGAGAGAAACTAGGTGGACGCACACGCTTCGCCGCTATCGCGCTGGCCTGGGTAGCAACGATTGCCATCGCATCACTGGTGACCTACGTTCTGTGTATGCAGCACCCGAGCGCCACATCCGAGAAATACGACGCTGAAGTTCGTGCGGTGATCGAGGAGTACATCGACGCCATAAACAGGAGTGATCTTGCGCGCATCGAAGCTCTTTCGACCGGCACGGCAGAAGAACAGTTAAACCCGCAATTCAAGGGTGGATATGTCCGCATTATGGCACTGAAGATTGAAGACCATGGCCCGATGCATATTCACGATTTCAGCATTCTGGCACGAGGCGACCTTGTCTATGATGCGCTCGTCTATACCGAGTTCGAGGACCAGAAAAACCCGAAACCCGAAGACATCTACTACTACACCGGGTCACGAGTTCGGTACAGCATGTATAGGCTCAACGGGCAATGGAAAGTCATGAGTGTCGAGACATTCAGGGCCGACGCCAAGTGAACCGAGCCAGCACCGTGATTGTGGGGATAGCGGTTTCCGTGCTGACGCTGCCGGGCTGCCAGAGCGCCCCGCCGGCAGAGCCGCCCGGACCGAACTACGCGAAGATTCCTGGACAGTTCCCCGAACCCGCGACCACGACGACAGCGGGAGCAGAGGACGCCCCGGTCGGCTCATGCGTCAAGATCACCGGGAAACGTACGAACGCGGCTATGGTGCTCACCAAGTGCGAATCCCCCGACGCTACGCACCGCATCGTACAGAGGGTCGTCGAGCCCAAAGACTGTGTCCGCGACGTTGATCGGCGCTACTACCGAAACACCTCAGCTGGTGAATGGACCGCATGCCTGGACCTGTACTGGGCCAACTCTGGCTGCCTGAGCATCACCGACGACGCCACCCGCGCAGTCCCGTGCAACGACACCACAGCTCCAAGCCGATTCCGCGCTACCAAACTGGTAGTCGGCGTATCGAATGGCGACATGTGCAAGGGGTACCCGCATCCAGTGCGCCGGTTCACCATCTGCACTGAACTAGTGCGCTGACCGTCCTCTGTGGGCTGACAGCGTAATAACCACGCCTGTTACGAGTTCGGGGGTATCGCGGCCAGCACCAGGTTCGGGATACTGCTCTTGAGCACCTTGCGCTGATCGCGGAACTCCTGCTGTTTGTCGCGATTGCAGGCGCGGCAGAAGGTCTTTCCCGTCTTCTCTTGAACATAAGAGTTGTACCGGTCCATGACATGCCCGTTCTCGCAGATTCGGAAGCCGACGATTTTCTCGTCGATCATCCGGTCAAGCTTGCCCTTGGTGCGCGCCAGCTCCGCACGCAGCTCATCGAGTTCATGGTCCCTGGCCTTGAGTTCCCCATGCGCCAGGCGCAGCTCATCGGCGAAGTTGTTCGCGTCCTTCTGCATGAGCGTGCAGACCATGGTCAGCTCCATGGCACGGACCGAGCGCACAAGCCGCAGGCAGCAGCACAGCCGATCGGCGATCTCTTCGGCGGTCAGACCTGCCAGCGTCAGGCCCGCGACCAACCAGCAGCGGTCGGGTATGTCGAGATCTTCCATCCTCCGCGAGTTCCCGGCGAGCACCGCGGGGATCAACTGGTCATCTGGCATCCATCGCTGCTGCGTGGGGGCTTGTCCCATATGCGCACGGTAAGCAATCACGGTGACAGGTCGGTGCAACGACGCGCAGGCACTCGGGTGTAAACATCGGTTCCCAGAGTCGATGTCGGTGTCCTGCAATAGGATTCCGGCCAACAGGGCGCCCGAGTGGGCTGTGACGGGAGACAAGTACATTAAGGTCAGGGCGGGATTCGGCGCATCGGTGCTGGTGGCGGGAGCTGCGCTGTCCGGGGCAGTAGCAGTTGGATTCGCGGCGCCGGCCAAGGCGGATCAGTACTGCGAGCCGCGAGCGATGGTGTCGTACTGCGACGGCCCGGTGCGCGCCGACGGTTCGTGGCGGCGGTGCTTCTACAACACCCCGACGTGGGGCGGTGGCGGCGGGTACATCAGCGGCGGCAACTGCTACGACGTGCCCGGCGCCGGCCAGGACCCTTACCCATGGGCTCCGCAGGATCACCTCACGCCGTAGCCCACCGGCACCGTCAGCAACACTACCTACAACCATAGGTAGTGTGTTTTTCGAGGTTCGCCAAAATTTTCGCGCTCATATTCGGTCCTATGGGCTCGGTCGGGCAAACCTTGCGAGAGGACGGATAGCACTGTAGGTTATAGGTAGTTCACCAAGAGGTGAGCACACCGATGAAGGGATTGAACCCATGTCTGTTACTGCCCCCGCCCGCAAGCCGGCCACGCGCACCGCCAAGGCTTCTACCTCGCCTGCACCGGCTAAGGCTGCCACCCCCAAGGCCGAGCCCGCCCCTGTGGTGCTGAGCAAGAAGGTCACCAGCGCGACCAAGTTCCGCGTGGCTGTGCGCTACGCTGCTCAGGCCAATGGCTGGGCGTTCGAGCAAATCAGTACCAACGTTGACCAGTACACCAAGGGCGACACCGTGGTGCACGTGCACCATGGGGCTAGCGACCTGGTGACCAGGGCCGAGAAGCTGGAGGGCACCAAGCCCATCGACCAGATCATCCCCGGCTCGAAGCTGAAGGTGGAGCGCGTGCACAACTGGCTGGCACCCAAGGACAAGGCCACCGACTTCCTGAGGGTTCCGGCTGCGCAGGTCGCCGAGTTTGAGTCCGGCAAGGGCTTGGCGCTGATCAAGGTGATGGACGAGCCCAAGGTCGACAAGGCCGCTGCCAAGTAGCCAGTGCCTTGCCTCGCCCTGGTACAGGAACACCGCCTGCACCAGGTCGGGGTTGGGCTCTGGATAGGCCAGCGCCACACGGGGATTGAACCCCACAGAGAAGGGACTGAACCCTATGACCGTTATCCGTAGCCGCACCTGGCGGCTGTTCGGTATCGAGATCGCCGTCTCCTGGGCGGTGGGGCGATGAAGATGTACGACCGCCTCACGCTGGCGATGGCCGCGGGCGCGCTGGTGATGGCCGGCGCTATCGCTGACCCCGCAGGGGCTACCCCGACCGTGATCCCGACATCGGCCACCCCGTCAGTGGCGCACTCGGTGCCCGCCAGCGAGCCCGAGGAAGACGAGCCGGGCTGGGACTGCGCCACGATGGGCAACCGGATCTGTGGGCCGGAGGCGGCCCGATGAGCAACTACCGAGTCCTGTGGGAAATCGACGCCGAGGACGCAGATTCGCCTCTGGCAGCCGCACGTACAGCACGTGCAGCACAGACCAACCCCGACTCCATCGCCAGCGTATTCACGGTCATCGATGTCGATACAGGTGAGAAGTTCCAGATCGATCTGGACGATGCGGAGGTCAACCCGGTCGCACCGAAAGACCGCCTGATCGCCGACATCACGGCCGAGCTGGATGCCGAAGACGCAGACGAGGAGTAGCGACGTGGCGGGCCCGCTCGGATCAGAGCGCCTCGGGGAACTCGGTACCCTGCCCCCCTCGGCGCCGCCCGTCCCGTGTCGTGGCCACGACACGGAATCCGCGGGCCCGCCAACGCCAGCGTACCGCTCAGATGTTGGACCACTCGTCGGCCGCGACCGGCTGCCAGCCGGGTGCCGGCGCCGGGGCGGCGACCGGCTCGCCGCGGTCCTCGGTCACAACCTCGGCGTCGATGACGGTGCCGTTGCCGGCCGTATCCGCTCGGTGCCCGATCGCCTTCAACAGATCGGCCGGCGGTGTGCCACCGACGGACTCGATCAGCGCCGCCGTCTTCTCGGCGAACTCGATGTCGCTGACACCGACGTTGACGCGCGTCGGGGCGTCCAGCCCGAACAGCTTGGCCTCACGCTCCAGCGACGACAAGATCAGCCGGGCGGCATCAACGTCGCCTTCGAGCATCTTCTTGTAGTTCGCCTTCTGCACATCAATGATCACGCTGCGCTGGCGGGCGATCATGTCCTCGGCGGTGTCCGCCAATAAGTCCCGCAGCCCCGCGGTCAAGTCCTTACGGGCCTGCGTGGTGCTGATCGACTCCTTACGGGCGATGTCGGTGAACGTCACGCCTGCGTTGCGCAGCATTACCACCCGGATGCGGCGCTCGAACGTGGTCTCGTCCGGCGGCACCGTCCCGTTCGCGAACGCCTCCAAGCGCGCCGAGTTCTCGCTCACAGCGCGTCAACCTCCACCCGGTGCAGAGGCGAGCGCTGTAGCCGTTTGGCCTTCTCGCGCCGCCGGTCCCGGTCATCGAGCACCGACTCGAAGAACTCGTCGAGCGTCCGGCCTTCGAGTGACGCCTCCGATTTCAGCCGTCTCCAGATAGTTTCGCGCGCCCGGACTGTTCGTTTGGTGGGCAAGTCCTCCATGTCCTGCACGGTACGAGTACGGGCTGAACTGACCACCACAGCTGGTCCCACAGCTCTACGCGCACAGGTATTCCTGCCCCTGAGATCCACGCAGACAATCGATCCAGCTCACCCTGTCCCCCAAAGCCAGCACTGCCATCTGACACGGCTGCTGACGACCACAGGGACGCACAGCTCACCGGTCAAGGACACCTCACGCGACCCCTAAGTGACTTCGCTATCGCCTGCGAGGGTGCGCGACGAGTGCAGCCCAAGCGGAGCGAGGACGCGCGTTCTCCCCTGGCATCCAGCACAAGTCCGGTGGTCGGCTGTTATGAAATACCCTCGTGTCCAATGACATTGACATGATGTACTAGTGTCAATCGTCCGCGCGCGTAATAACGAGAATGAATAACAGACATCTGAGGTCCGCCTTCGTCGCGCTCCCGGCCTTGGGGCCTCCCGCGCTCCTCGGCGTTGATCCTAACACCTGGTGTCAAGCACTGTCATTTTTGACATGATATGTTAGTGACATGAAATCCACTGTGCCAGGCGTGTATTGGGCGCCTTCGGCTGGCCGGTGGCGTGTACACCTTCGGCGCGGACCGCATGCTGGGAGCTACGGCTACTTCGATGACCAGGACGAGGCCGAGCAAACCGCTGCGCTCGCGGCTGAGGGAAAGCTCGCACCGGGCGCCAACACCAAGACGCGATACAGCAGCGAGCGCAGATCAGCTGCGGGGCCGCGCAAGCCGTACACGGTGAGCGAGTCAGCATCACCGCGCAGCGGCACCGGAGTACGCGGTGTCAGCTTCAACCAGCAATCGGGCAAGTACCACGTGCGCATCAAGGTTGACGGCCGCTACGCCAGCTTCGGACTGCATGAGAACCTAGACGTCGCCGCCGAGGTGGCCCGTCAGGTGTACGCCGGTGAGCGCAAGCCACTGCCCCGCCCTGATCAGCACAAACCCACGAAATCGCGGACGTCGCAGGTAGATCCGTTCACCGATCCGCATCGCGACAAACGGGCCTACCGCCTCACACAGGCCGCGATCAACAACGCGCGCACCGCGGCGAAAGGTCGCAAGAAATGACCCGTCCGCTCGAACACCAAACCGTTGCTGTGGTCGCCTTCGGGCTCGGCTCGATCAGCCAGATGCCACCCTCGCAACGACAGGCCGGCGCACTGGCCACACTCGCCGAAGAACTGGATGCGCGAGGGGTGCTACCGGACCTTCTATCCGCTCTCGCGGACGGCCCACGGGAGGCACTCATGCTGGCGATCCAGCTCGACAAATCACGCATGCGACGGGGCGCGCGGGTAGGTTTCGCCGCGACCTCGTAGGCGTGGTGCGCGACAGCACCGAGAACCTATGGCATTGTCATCGTCAGGGTCGGCACCGCCGCACCCACTGAATTACCTTTGGAACCGGGTAGATTCGCGCAGCATCATTGCAGCTCACAGCCGATATTCCATCGGCCCGAGTTGTTGACTCTACCCACGGTAATGGGTAATGTCAGTCCAGTCAGGCAGGGAACAAACCCACCGACGGAAGGAACGAACCTTATGTCTCATGCCCATTTCGGCAGCATCCAAGAGCGAGTCGCCCGCGTCGCGACGCTATCGCGTGGGGGCTACACCGACCAAGAGATCGCGGTCAAGCTCGGCGTCAGCGATCGCACCGTCTTACGTGACCGCAAGGCTGCCGGTCTACCGGTCACTCCCACCCCCGCGCCCTTGACCGAAGAGGAACGCGCAACGGCACTTCGACTGCTCGAAGACGGTGCGAACTATCGAGAGGTAGCCCGAACCATCGGACGCGGACGAACCACGATCAAACGCGCATTCCCCGGCTACAGCTGGACACAGGCCCAGAAGTTTGAGTACCGCATGGCGCTTCGTGCTCTGAACGCCATCAGCACCACGCCACGTGGAGTGTTCGCATGAGCGCCGTCGTGATCCAGTTCCCCGGTGCGACGGACGCGGCCCCCGACCTAGGCGATCAAATCGACTTCACCACGTCGATGTTCTTGGAGCGCCAGGCGCTCGACTTCGGATGGGCCGTGCGCCGGCGGGATCCGCGATACTTCACCGCCGAGCGCACCCGTGACGGTGTGACCACTCAGGTCGGCGTCCACGTCCGGGACGGCCAGCTGCGGTCGAGTCGTCAAACAGTCGTAGCGCGGACCGATGTCACCGACCAGGTGATTGGCTGGCTTGAGGACGGTGCCCGATGATAACTCCCGACGAGAAGCTAATCTCACCCACCGTAAGCGAAGAGGACATCTCCGGCCCCGGGGGGTTTCTCAAGATCGTCAAGCTCACAGTCGTGAGCCCGCCCGGCAGAGTCGCGATAGACCGCATCCGATGGACACTGGTTGTTCAGGGCCGTACCGCTGACGCCTACGCCGCGTACTGGTACGACGGGCGCTGGAACGAAGTCTGGGAACTTCGGGACGTGGAGTGCGAGAAAAGCTCGATGGATACAGATCCCTACGCCAAGGCCGAGGAATGGACGTACGTACTCGACCTGCTCGCTGATTACGTATCGAACATCTTGCGCATCGAACGGGGCGATCGATGAAAATGACCAGCGCACACCGTGATCAGCTGCGCACCGCCATCGAGCCGCTAGACATCGCCGAGCGCCGCGATCGGTACCGCGCAGGGCAGTTCCCCCGTGCCGATCAGGTCCGGGATCTGAACATGCGTTATCGCTGGGATCTGCTCAACGAGGTCAGTCGTCGTGGCTGGCAACGCCCGTGGGCCTATGGCGACTACGGGGACGCCCACATCGACACTGCACTGCGCAGCATCATTCCAGCGTTATAGCGCCATAACCCCCACGCCCGCACCACCACAGCGTCGGACTGAACCGACACATCGAAGGGACCGAACCCTATGCCCGAGACTATGACTCGTGCCCAGCAGAAGATTGCCGAATCACTACGCAAATCGCACGATAGTCGCGAGGACCAGCAGAGAGCACGCGAAGTTGCCAAAGAGATCATTACGCGCGAGAAGAAGTTCGAGCGCGCCAAGGAGATCGGCGAGAAGTACGCGCCCAAATTCGCAGGCACCAAGACGAGATATCAGCCACCTCTGAGCAACTACAGCAACGACTCCGCGTGGATACCGGATCCGAAAGAGCCGTCGTCGCCGAGGTTCAATGACGGACTGTCGGCACTCGGACTGCGCTGGCGCAAGCACGAAATCGTGCTGGACCGGTGGAAGCCGCCGAGTCAGTCAAAAGCCGCCGCGATCGACAAGACGATGCGCACCAAGTACGCCGCATGCGCGGCGCTGCGCTTGAGCTACTGGTGCGACGGATTCAACGGAACGGTTATCACGGTCGACGAGCATCGACAATTCGTTTCGATCGACATTGACCACAAGCGCTCACGGGTCCGCCTCGTCGGCACCATGTTCTCGGTCGATTTCACGGTCGGCGACACCGACGCCACGCTCGACCTGTTGGCCACCGAACAACCGGCCGCGTCCCTGCTCCCCGAGCCGGACCCCGCCGTGGTGGCAACCATCGGCAACCAGTCGCTGGTGCGCTCACCAATCACCGAGCCGGACCTCTCGATCACCCGAGAGGTACTGCAGTCGGCCGTCGCGCATATCCGGCACGACAACAGTTACGTCACCGACACCGAGACCGCAGTACTGGTGAAGCTCCGCGCCACGCGGGGAACGTCATTCGCTCGCGACATCATGCCGCTGATCATCGCCGAGCTGGAGCGGAGAGCTGCCGCGTGAGTGAAGTCGATATACCGCACCTTGCTCACGTGCTGTACCGCGCTGGAGTTCGTGACGGCATCGACATGTGCTCCGACCTAGTTCGCAAGACCGCGGACTCGTTAGAAGCGGGACCAACCAGCGACGTTCGCGCAGCCGTGCGTGAGCTGCTGGAGCACATATCCACAGAAATACGCCTGTTCGCGTTCCAGATTCCCGACAAGTCGAAGCCCGAGGATAACGATGCACGTCCCTGACCGCACTCACTACGACCCAGTGCTCGACGCCTACCTGCACACTGGGGAAGACGCGCGGGTGTATGCCGACGTGTTCCTGACCGGGACAGACGTTGCCATCGATATCGAGACCCCTGGTCTGATTGACCAATTCACGATCAACTGCGTTACCGCATCGTGGGTGCATCAGGACGGCAACGTGCACGCAGTGCTCTTGGATCCGCGACGCAATCCCGACGACGTGAAGCGAGTCCAGTATTTGATCTGGGCCGCCGGCCGGTTGATCCTGCACAACAGCCCGTTTGACGCGCCTGCGTTGGTCCATCACAGCCTCATGAGGCTCGAGGATGTCAACAAGGTGGTGGACACCTTGCTGCTGGCCAGAATGGCGATCCCTGACGTGATGCAGTCCAAGAACCTGTCATCTCTGTCGACCAAGCACCTGGGCATGGGTGAGTTCGCCGGCGGAATGAAGAAGGCGTTCAAGGCCGCTGGTTACAAGTCCGAGGATGCCGGGTACGAGGGAATGGACATCGACTCCCCCATCTACCGGCAGGGCGCGATGGCCGACACCATCGCGACGCTGCGACTGGAACCGGTGATCCGCCAGTTGTGCCGGGACTGGCTGATGGACCATCCGTTCGTGCATTACGGCGCCACCACCGAGGCCGAAGCCGACGCGTTGATCCAGGTCCAGGAGACCGATCATCGGGTGATGCTGCGGCGCACCGCCCGCGGGATCAACACCGACCGAGAGGCCCTGAGCCGGTATGCCGAATCTGTCGACGGCGATCGCCAAATGGCCACCGCGCTGCTTGCCGAACACGGCCTTGTCGGCGGGGCGAGCAAGGGCGGCAAGATCATCGAGTACATCCACCAGCTGGGCGAACTGCCGCCCAATTGGCCCCGCACCAAGGGCGGCAAGCTGCAGGCGACCAAGGAACTGCTGGAAGAGTTCGACCATCCGCTGGCACAGGCACAGCTCACCCTCGGAAAGACCGACAAGGTGCTCGGGTACCTCAACAAGGTCGACTTCCAGGCACAGATGGCGGGACGGTGTTATCCGCAGGTCGGCATCCTCGGTGCGAGCGCCACGGGGCGGATGGCTGCCAGCGAGCCTCCGTACCAGCAGTTCTCGGCCAAGGCGCGACCAATCTTCCTGTCCGATAACCCGGACGCCGACGAGAATGTGGAGTGGTTCACCAACGCCAAGGGTGAGATGGAGTCAAGGTGCACCGGCCCGGGACAACAGCTCTGGTCCATTGACTGGAGCCAGATCGAGCCGGTGACCATGGGGCTGATGGCCAAGGACGATGTGTTCGTCGCACCGTATGAAGCCGGGGATGACCTGTACGAACCACTGATGCGCGCGGCCGGCATCGATCGACCAACAGCAAAGGTGAACCTGCTGGCGACGATGTACGGACGCGGAATCCCCAGCCTGGCACGCGCTCTCAAGACCAGCGAAGAGAAAGCGGGACAGATCCGACGGCAGATGCTCGCGGCCATGCCCGCCAGCGCGCGATGGATGACCAAGGTCCAGACCATCGCCGAGGAGTACGGGAAGGTGATCACCGCAGCTGGCCGCATCCTGCCCGTAGACAAACGCGGGGTATTCCGCGCCGTCAACTACACCGTGCAGGGCTCGGCGTACGACTTCCTCGCCAACACCATCCTTGAGATGGAACGCCGCGGTCTCGGCGACCTGGTGGTGCTTGGCATGCACGACGAGCTGGTCATCGACGCCACCGAAGAGCAGGCCATCGAGGTCGAGCAGATCATGCGAACACCACCGGAATTCATCATCCGATGGGCCGAACGCACCCCGATTTTGAGAACAGACCGCGCACCGATGGGAAGGGCTTGGGCCAAGGTATGAGCGAATACATCTGCCATTGCGGACATCCGGGACTCGGGTGCAGATGCACGTTCCCGATCACCGACGAGGCGCCGCCTCCACACAATGGCGGCGACTCGAACTGTGACGGGCTGGCCTGGCCAAGACCGAAGCCAGACATGGTGAACCATCCCCCGCACTACAGCGAACAGCCCGGCATACCGTTCGAGTGCATCGAGATCACCCGCAACATGACATTCTGCGCCGGAAATGCCGTGAAGTACCTGTGGCGCAGCGACTTCAAGAATGGGCGGCAGGACATCGAGAAAGCGCAATGGTACCTAGACGACGCGCTGCGACACGCCGACCCGATCTTCTTACGGATGGACTTGTACGTCGAGCGCGAAGTTCAACGAAAGCTAGATGTTGTAGCCCAAGCACAAACCAACCCCCACCGACAGTGGTTCTTCATTGCCATTCGGGACCGACATCTGGAGGCCGCAATCGAATGTGTGCGGAACCTGCTCATCACCTGACCGACCCGTTGTAAGCTCCCTCGCACCAGCTCTACCCCGAGACGACAAACCCCATCGTCTGAGCCGGTGCACAACTTCATACATCCCCCGACCCCGAGAGGCATTTTCCCCCGAATGCTCGGTTCATCTGCGATAACTGCTGTCCTGGGCAGTGGCGTTGACAACACCAACCACGCCGCCGTCCGCTCATTCATCAACTCCGCGTGCGAAGCTGGACTCGCTGTCCTGCTGGTCGTGCCCGGCACCAAGCAACCGTTTGACGGCCGGACGCCGGCCAAACGCAAGGCCGAGGACAAAGCCGCGCAACAGGCGGCCAAGGCCGCCGGCCGCCGGGATTGGTCCAAGGCCAAGAGCCCGTCTGGGCTGGCGCTGGCGACCTCCACCAAGACCGCGCTGACCCGCAAGGGCGGGTATCTGGACCGGTACATCGAGGCGTTCGGCGCCGACTGCGCGGTGAACATCGCCGTCGAGGTCGGTGGCTCGCGCCTTGTGGTAGTCGATTGCGACACCCTCGCGCAGAAGCGCAGCTTCCTGGACATCGCCACCGGTGACGCGGACTCACAGCTGCCGCCCACGGTCGTCACACCGGGAAGCCGTGACGCCGAGGGCAACTGGGTACACAGCGACGGCGGGCACTTCTGGTTCACCGTCCCCGAGGGCGTCGAGATGCCCACCAACATTGGCTCGCTCACCTGGGGCGGCACCGACGGGTTCGCTGTCCTCTGGGACCGCCGGTACGTGCTCATCCCGCCCAGCACGCGGCCCGAGGGTGCGTACGAAATGGTGGGGCGCGACTACGAGTGCCCCGCATGGCTGCTGGAGGTCATCAACGAGAAGGCCGCGGCCAGGGCCAGCCGGACCCTCGAGAAGGCGGTCGACAACGAGCTTTCCAGCTCCATCGACGAATGGGCCGAGACGATCTCGTGGGACGACATACTCGAGCCCCTTGGGTGGACGCCGACCGTGCGGCCGGACAACTGCGGCTGCCCGGTCTGGACGGCACCCGGCGAGCACAGCTCCCCCAAGTCGGCGACCGCGCACGACAGCGGGTGCACATTGGGCCGGTACACCGAAACCAATGCACCGCTGCATATCTGGACTGACCACGATATCGAGCCGTTCGATGAGTACGTCAGCGAGCACGGCACCAACACGCTCTCGAAGTTGCAAGCCATCGCGTACACCTCCTATGAGGGCAGCGTCGGCAAGGCCATGGATGGCATCGGCATCAGCCCCGCGGTCCATGAGATCGAGCGCGAGATCGGCGTCAGCACCAAGGACATCGGCACCGAGGAAGCTGGTCACGATCCGAGTGAAGAGATCGTGCTGCCCGCCTGCGGAGCATCCGACGGCGTCGATGTGTGTGGTCGTGAGCGCGGCCACGACGGCGACCATTGGGCTCTGAATGCAGGTGGAGCACCGTGCATAGCTTGGTCTTCCTTCACCGATCCGGTGACGGGCACCGTGATCCCGGCCGACGACATGGAGCATGACGAGTTCCCCGGCTCCGAGGAGCTGTCCTCCGAACAGCAGGACGCTGAGCAGCGCGACTACGAGCACGACAACCGCGACGTCGACACCGCTGCGAGCTGCGACACCTGCGGAGAGAAGCTGATTCACGGCTCCACACACCGCGATTCGGACAACACGCTCATCCACACCAACAGCGAGGGCGACGTCCACGAAGCCGAGTCCCCGTTCGCGGACGCAGATCCCGGCGACCCCGCGGTGTTCGAGCCAGACATCCAGGGCGTGCCGATGATCGCGCCGTTCTCGCACTGGCGCGACATGCCGCCGCCGCAGTACGTCATCGACAAACTCATCGAGCACGGCGGTCTCGCCAGCCTCATCGGCCCGCCGGGTGTCGGCAAGTCCTCAGTTGCCCTGGACATGGCATGCCACATCGCCGTCGGCAAGGCGTGGCGCGGCCGCAAGGTACTCAAGACCCGGGTGCTCTACCTTCCCGGCGAGGGCCTGTCCGGTGCCGTCCAACGCGTGAAAGCCTGGGAGGCCCAGCACGACATCAACGATTCTGCGCTCGACGACGGTCTGCGCCTAGGTAACTCGATCATCCAACTCGGCGCCAGCACCGAAGCATGGGGCGCCCTCGCCGAATACGTGATCCGCGAGCGCATCGGCCTGATCATCTTCGACACCTTCGCGCGCATGAGCCTGGGCATCGAAGAGAACAGCGCCACCGAGATGGGGCGCGCGGTCGTGCGGTTCGACCAGATGCGCCGCCTCACGAACGCCGGCGTCCTGATCGTGCACCACACCGGCAAGAACAACCCGACCTCGGGACGCGGATCATCGGCGCTCAACGCGGCGCTGGACTCCGAGCTATTGGTGAGCGACGGAACGTGGGACTTCGCGCCGGAGTCTTTAGACGATGAGGGACGGCCGCCCTCAGGCAAGAAGATCCAGCTCTCGACCACCAAGCAGAAGAACGCCGAGCAGATGGAAGAGGCAATGCCGCTGCTGATGCGCAGCGACGATCAGTTCAACGCCCCGTACATCACCGGACCCAACGGAAGCCTGGACCCGATGCAGGGACACATCGAGATGGCGCGGCCGGTCGAAGAGACCGTCATCGAGACCGCGGTACGGATCCGGAAATTCGTCGACCAGTTCACCGAGCAAGGAGTCACCCGAGCTGACATCACCTCAGGTGTCCGGCCGGACCCCTACACGGCGAGGCGCAAGGACTCTCCGAAGGCATGGAAGCACAAGGTGCACATGGCCATCGACAACGCGCTGCGCTGGGGCCTGCTGGAAACCGCCAGCGGCCAGAAGCTCGGTGCCCGGTATGTCCCGGGCCCCATGGGCGTCGAGGCATCCCGCGCCGCGTACGCCGCTGAAGTGCTCACGCCGGTCGACGGTGAAGGGGTCGCGTGATGCCATCCCTCGCCTGGTATCTCATTGGCATAGCCACCCTCCCGATCGCGTTCGCGGTGATGATAGGCGGTGAATGGCTCATCAGCCGCGCCCGCTGGATATACACCAGATCGCTAAGACTGGAAGGTAAACGGCTGGCTTTCCGCCGGTCCATGATCGTCGGGATGACGTTGGAGCTGCTCGATGCACGTCATGTTCGGGCGATCCGATTGCCCTTTAGCCGCGCGTTCATCATTCGGACAAATCCCAAGCGTGAGTACGACTTCGTCGGCGAGGAATGGGTCGTGATCGGTGACGACTACAAGAACGCGAGCGAGATCATCGGCAACGCGCTCGACGAATTGGGCTACGCGGAGACCGAGTCATGACGTCAGGGGATTCCGAATCATCCTGCGTAAGTTGGCAAATTCACCGATGCCGTCTACTTGGGCTATACAAACTTTGTTAAGTCGGCCAATACTATTTAAATACAATCGAATTGGACGCTTACGGGTGTTGACACTACCCATGCCCTGAGGCAGTATGAATACAGGCAAGGCAAACAGCCCAACCTAACGACAACTGAACACCAAGCCACCTACACACCACGCCACGCAAACACCACAGTCGGAGGACGGGATGGAACCCGCCGAAATGGGGATTGAACCCCAACAAACTTCACAGCCGCGTACATTGCGGCCCTATCAATCACAGGCAGTCGGTGCCGTTGAATCCGACTGGGACGCAGGCATCCGGCGGGTAGGCGTTGTGCTGCCCACCGGGTCCGGGAAGTCCACGGTCATCGGCAAGCTGGCATCCAACGCCTACCACCGCGGTCAGCGCGTGCTGCTGCTGGCGCACCGCGGCGAACTGATCGACCAGATGATCGAGAACCTGTTGGACATCGATCACACGATCCCCCACCAGCACATCGGCGTTGTCCGCGCCGAGCTCGACGACCACCATGCCCCTATCGTCGGCGCGACATTGCAGACCTTGGCCAACGCGTCCCGGCGCAAGGCACTCGGGAAGCGCGACGTGATCATCTGGGACGAGGTACACCACGCACCTGCCGAGGGGTACCACGCCACGTTCCGCGAGCTAGGCGGGTACGACGACGCGCTGATGTGCGGAATGACCGCCACCATGTACCGCGCCGACAAGAGCAAGGGCAAGACCGAGGACATCGGTCTTGGAGACGTCATCGAGAAGATCAGCTTCGAGCGGGATCTCAAGTGGGCGATCGAAGAGGGATACCTCGTGCCGCCTACCGGCCTGACGGTACGCATCAAGGAGCTAGACGCGCTCGACAAGATCAAGAACATCGCGGGCGACTTCCACCAGGGCGACCTGGCCGAGATCATGGAGGCCGCAGTCGAATACACGGTGGACGCCATCGAGAAGCATGCCGCCGACCGCCGGTCCATCGTGTTCGCCGCCAGCGTCGCGGCCAGCCACCAGATCGTCGACCTGATTAACGAGCGCGGGAACCTGCGCGCGATGGCCACCACCGGTGCCATGGGGTACGAGGAGCGCAAGCCCGTCTACGAGGCATTCCGTACCGGCGAAATCGACATCATGGTCACGGTCGCCGTGCTGACCGAGGGCGCCGACTTCCCCATGTGCGACGCAGTGGTGATGGCCCGGCCTACCCGGAGCCGAATCCTGTACACGCAGATGGTGGGTCGAGCGATCCGGCTGTACACCGACCCGGTCACCGGTGTCGAGAAAGTCAACGGGCTCGTGCTCGACCTCGCTGGCAGCACGCGGCGCATGAAGCTGGTACACCTCTCGGAGCTGGTGCACGGCATGGGCATCGAGAGCACCAGCGTCGATGAGGCCGGTGAACCGATCGAATGCCCCGAGTGCGGCCGGAACATCGAGCAGTGCACCTGCGAGCCGGAGGACACGGGCGGTGGTGCGACCATCCGGGTACGCCGGCAAGGGCCGGTCGACATGGTCAGCATCAACCTTCTCGAGAACGACGACACCCTCTGGCTTCAAACGCCGGCCGGTGTTCCGTTCATCAGTCTGGAGCGCGGACCCGCGGTGTTCCTGTGGCCCAACGAAGACCGGACACTCTGGACTGTCGGCCAGATCAACACCCGCACCGGCAGAGGCGGATGGATCGACGGCGACGAAGGCGCGCAGCAGTACCGACAGCAAGAGGACGCGGTGCGGGCCGCTCAGCAGTGGTGCCGCAACGAGGGGCACGACCTGCCCAGTAAGTACGCCACCTGGCGCACGCGCAGCCAGGCCCCGAGCGAGCTGCAGATGAAGCTGGCGCGCAAGCTGCACATCCCAGCCTACGAGGGAATGACCAAGGGCCGCTTGAGCGACGAAATCAGCATCGCGTTCGTGGCCAATCTGCTCGACGCGGCGATGGAGGGCTGACCGATGAGCTACGAGGTCAAGCTGCTCGCATCGAGATCGGGCTATTTCTGGGCACGGATAATCGACGGTCCGTTCAGCGGAGTCATCGTCATCGCCAGAGTAGCCGCCCCACGGACAGGGCAAGGCCGCCACCGCCGGAAGTGGTGGTGCCGATGAACAACATCGGATTCGACAGCTAGATCACCATACGGGAGGCGGACTGAACCGCCGAAATGGGAAGGAACCCAACGATGAATAGAACCCTCTTGATCACGATGATGTTGCTCATCGGCGGCACGCTGTCGGCTGCCGGGACGATGTTATCGGCAACCCACGGTTTTGGCGCGGCAGGTCTAGCGTTCTCCGGCGGAGTGCTCTACGCCTTTGGGACCGGCTGCGCACTGCGGGAACTGCGATGAGCGACTTCCGAACCGACCTTAAGGCTGCCCTGGTCGACAAGCTCAACGAGAACTGGGACGGCGGCGTCTACGGGTCGATCACACCCGAGGACATCGTCGACATCGACGTCTATTGGGATGACGGCGACCGCTACGACCCCACCTACGGTGACTCCACCAACGCCGCACCAACATTCGAGGTCACAGTGACCTTGTCGGCGGCCCGAGGCGGTCAGCGGGTTCAGGTCGGCACCGCCTGGACGTTCACCGCGCTGTTACGCGCGGTGCTCGCGATCGGAGACAATCGATGAGCCGCGATTGGTGGAACAACCCGGCACCTGGTGACACGGCGAAAGCTGAGCGGCTGTTGGATGACCGCGAGTGCCGGCACCAGACAAAGCGACGATTCCCCACACGTGAACTGGCACGCGAAGGCGCGCAGGACATCCGCACGGCAGTGGAAGCCGCTGGGCGCGAATACCAGACGCTCTATCCGTACCGCTGCCCTGATGACGCGGGCCACTGGCACTTGTCTCACTACCCACAGGGATACGCCACCTGCTCATGGTGCCGACGTCGCGCCGCAGCATGGAATGGCGGGAAGTTTTGGGTCATGGCAGCCCACACCACCAATGACGAGCCCTGCCGTGGTGTTGGAGGTATGGGCAGCGACGGAGATGAATCCCGGTGAACACCAAGGTCATTGCACTCAGCCTCGCGCTGGCCGCACTGCTCACCGCGTGCGCGCCCGAGAGCGGCCAGGTTGTCGACAGCGCGTACCGGCCCGCGTGGGTTCAGGTCCTCGGCACAGGCAAAACGGTCGTCATCATCCCGCACCCCGAGTCATGGGAACTCGAACTGGACAACGGAAAAGACCGCGGCTGGCGGACCGTCGACATCGAGACGTACCACCTGTGCGCTGTCGGCAAGCACTATCCCGAGTGCGCAGAGGTGAACCGATGAGCGTCGCAGAGCAGTACCCGGCCCGCACCGACACCAACGGAGCCACCTGGTACCGACCGGTGCGTTCCAAGGGAATTGACTTCGACCAGTGGGGATGGACATCCGATCCCCACCAGGCACATCCGGATTACGAATACGACCCGGCGTCCGACTCATGGAACGACGGTATGGGTGGCCGAAACACCATGCTCGGCCTCAGTCGCAGCTCGCGGCACTGCGGCGTGGCCAGCGAACAGGTCATCGATATCTACGAGATGCCCGATATTGAGCTCCCTGGCATGTGGGAGCGCGCTGACTTCACCGGCGGCCGGGAAGTAGTCCGTGGCGCCAACTACGACCCGAACTGCCAGGACTGCAACTACGACACCCATCGATGCAGGGGATGTGGCGAGCCCTACCTCCACGGAAACCACCCGAGCTGCAAGGACTGTGAACCGGCCGAAAACCCCGCGGCCACCCAAGAGAAAGGAAATGTAGTGACCGAGATGATGGTCGACGGCTCCCCCGACGTCGCCCGATACAGCGAGTACAGCAGGTACCCATTGCCCCCGATCCCGCCACAGGTGGAGGTTTCGGTGGACGGATACCAGCGCTACAAAGTGCCAAGCCCAACCACCGGGAAGCTGACCGGCTTCACCCGCGCCACCACGGTCGCTCGCACTACGGCTGAGGAATACAACCTGGAGCAGTGGAAGATCCGCACCAAGGTCATGGCGGTATTGAAGGCCAAGGAAGCGTACGAGGTAGTCGACGTCATTGCCCAGGGCGACGAGGACACCATAGAACTGGCCCAGCTGTACGAGAAGCTCCTCAAGGCCATTGCCGAAGGTAAGAGCCGCCCGATCAACCAAGCCATCGACAAGATCGATGATGTGGCCGGCGGCGCGGACGCCCGCGAACTCGGCGGCGCGGTCCATGACTGGCTCGGCGAGCTGGACTCGGGACGCATTCTGCTGCACCAGATCCCCGAGCAGTTCCGGCCCTACGCAGTGGCCTATCAGGAGTGCCTGGCGCGCGCCGGGCTGATCGCCATGCCGGAGTACATCGAGCGGCTGGTGCTGAACAACCGAGGTATCGAGACCATCTGCGGACGTATCGACCGGATCTACCGCTGCGTCACCGACGGTCAGCTGTACCTCGGTGATCTCAAGACGTCCGAGTCGCTCGACTTCTCGCTGCTGGAGTACGCAATTCAGTTCGCGGCGTACGGCTATGCACCGCTGATGTGTGCGATGGATCGACTCAGCTGGGAGCCGATGCCCAAATTGGTTGGTCTACCGCATCCCAGTGATAACGAGGTGTTCGGAGAGGACGGCGACCCGCGTGACCCGATGTGCTTCTGCGTCCACGTCCCGCGGACTCAGCCCGAGCGCAGCCAGGTCATCCCGTTCAACCTGCGCTTCGGTGCTGATGCCTACATCCAGGCGCTCGAAGTCCGCAAAACCCGCAATGCAGCCAAGAAGGAGGTGCTCGGCCAAACCACGCCGATCCCCTCCAAGGAGGCCCTGCGCTATGTCGAAGCCCGACAGGCGCTCCAGAACATCCATGACGAGGCGGACGCCCGCAACGTCATGGAGAAGTACGAGGACGTGCTCGACGACGGCCTCATGGAGTTCGGAGCCCAGTGCTTCGAACTCCTGTAACACCCCGCACACACCACGCACACACCGAAAAGGAGAATGAAAATGGCCAATCCGTTCGCCGGTCCCAAGGGCGGAACCACGACCGCCACGCGGCCGAAGGCATCGGCGGTCGCGGTCGCTGACCCCGAGGACGAGGGCGGCGCCGTCACCATGGCGATCAAGCCCAAGGACCCGTTCGCAATGCCGGGCGGTGGAGGCAGCGGTTACAAGATCACCGAGTTCGAGGGTGAACTGCTGTTGATCAAGCCAATCGAGCGCGACGTCATCGACACCGAGATCAGCGCCAACTCTGATGTCATCCGCTGCGATGTTGTCCGGCTGGAGAACCAGAACGAGCAAGTCGAGGACATGCTCGTGTTCCAGACTGCCCTGCGACGCACCCTTGGCCGTGTCCTGGACGGGCCGAACGAGTGGGTGCTCGGTCGGCTCGGCCGCGGCACAGCCAAGAAGGGCAAGAGTGCACCGTGGATCCTCACGACCCCAGATGAGAGCGAGGCGGTGCACGCTGGGAAGGTCATGGCGGAGCTCGGCCTGACGTAGCATGGGAACGTCGGCCTGTCGGACATCCCCCGGCGACAGGAACCACCGATAGTCCCCGCATCGAGAAATCCCCCGGTAGCAATCGCTACCGGGGGATTTCCTTGTCTCCCGAGACATCTGCCCGACCAAGGCGTGTCCACCATAACCAAGCACAGTGACATCTGGAGGTATCGCCACAGCGCTCAGATGCCTTGAGGCTGACAAAATTGTTCAACTTGACCTAGTGCCTGAATCTCACAATGGAAGCGGTACAGGGCTTCTGAGGGCTCGTCAGGGCAGCGCGTTGACCAGCTGCGCCGCCTTCTCCACCGCAGTCATTCCATCGAACACACGGTGGCCGGGGTCGTTGTACATGTTGTGGTCTTGGCTGATCACGAACTTGAGCAATTTCTGCAGGGACACAACGATGTTCCCGATATTGAAGATCATGGCGATCAGGTTCGGTGTCTGGCTGGTACCGCTCCCAGTGATCAGGGGCAACAGCCCGGCGAGCTGTCCGAAGCCAGCCAGCGACGGATTGCCACTGACGCCAAGTGCGGCGGCGCCGAAGCTGGTGAGGTAGCCCAACTGGCCGACGAACAGGTTGAACAGGTACATGGCGAACTCGGGTGTCGCCTCCATGCGCACCAGGATGTCGTAGAACAGCGGCAGCAGCCCAGCAGCGTTGGGGTACATATCCCCCGGCAGCGTGAAGCTGTAGTAGCGGTTCAGAATCCAGTCTGGCGGGAAGTCCTCGGAGATCCCGTGCCCGCCAGGGTTGTTGCCAAGCAGAGTCGGCCCCTCGGGACGGTTGGGGTCACCGAACTGAATCACCATGGCGATCTCTTCGCGCCGGTCTGCCGGCCACCGATTGAGGAACTCGACCACACAACCCGCGCCGCCGGAATACCCGAACAGCACCTTCTTACGTCGGTCCGGGATGGCGAACTTACGTCCCTCCGCGACACCATCCTCGATCATGTCCAGGTAGCTGTGCGTGGGGTCGTTGCCGATCATGAACGCGTTGGTGTTGTATCCGAGACCCTGAATGTCGAAACGCTTCTTGTCCAGCAGTTGCATGGTGTCCCAGCCGAATCCGTTGTCCCAGCTGCCCCATGTACCGGTCCAGCTCAACCCGTAGTACGGCTTCGCGGGTGGCGGAACCTCGACACCACCGATCAACAGCATTTGCGATTTCGTCGCCCAGTCGAAGGCAGGACTGTTCGGGTCGAGGTCAGGGCCCGGCTTGTAGCCCTTGACCACCTCGGTGTGCCGGTTGTTCTTGAATTGCCGCTGCGCCTCCAGATAATCAGCGTCGATGACCTCGCTGGTAGTGCCCTTGAGCTTGACGCCGTAGCTGAACCGCGACAGGTACTTACGCGCAGCGGGCAGCAGCGGATCGCTCTCGCCGATTTCGTCGGGCGGTGTCCAGGTCATGAAGCATCCTTTCCGATAGGAGCGAAACCGTTGATACCCAGCTGCTTTCCGATGACTGCAACCGCGTTGACGAGCGTGCGGCCGCCCAGCTGCGGCCACTCGATACGCAGCTGATCCCAGATCTCGCGCGGATAGTCGGGCGAGGCTGGCAGTGTGGTGGTCGGCTCCTCGCCGGGGAAGAGGTATCCGTCGATGTCCTTTTGGATCTCGCCGCGGAACCAGTCCATGTCGAGGTTGCCCGGATCCCATTTGTATTGCCGCACACCAGCGGGACCGAACCGCGCCCACTGCGCATGCGAGATGTTGTGCGACACCGGGACTTGCAGATGCTTGGTCAGCGCCGCGCCGACGTCGCGCATCGAGATGATCTGGGCAGCGGGCCATGGCTCACGCGCGATCGTCTCCTCGGTCAACGAGGTGTCGCGCGGGTAGGCGCACTCGATGCCGATCGTGTACGCGTTGGCGTTGTCGGTGGGCAGACCCGGCCATGAACCGCGGCCGGCATGGTTGCATGGGCCTACCGCCACGATGGTGACGATTCCGTCCGGCGCGATGTGGATCTGCGCAAGTGGACCCGGAAGGTCTGGGCGTCCCTTGCTGATCGATTCTGGCTTCTCAGCAGCGTTGCCGGTGTGGTGCCAGATGACACCCCAGATCGTGCCCATGGTGCCGCCGACGCCGTCGGTCTTCCAGCCGGGCAGAGTGCGCAGCCGGTCGCCGAGCGCCGGACGGAGAACATCTTCGAGCCAGACGGGATCGCCTGAGACGCCCACGTTTCCTCCTGGATTGAGTGCACCGGCAAGCCATGGCCGGGGGTCGATCTGGGAACCGGCCCGCCAAACCGTTGGGTGGACCTCGAAATGTAAATGCGGGCCAGTTGCTTGGCCGTTCGCGCCGACATAACCGATCAGCTGGCCCGCTCTCACCCGGTCGCCCTGCTTGAGGCCCGTTGCGAAGGCGTTCCACATGTGGCCGTACACCGTGGTGCCCGCGCCCTCGACGGCCGGGTGGTCAAGGACGATCCACTGCCCGAATCCGGCAGCCGCGCCTATGTAGGCGACGTCACCACCTTGCGCGGCGTAGATCGGAGTGCCGTCAACGGCCTCGAAGTCCTGCCCGAGATGCGCTGTCCCCGAGCGAGGTCCGAATCCCGAACCCCACCGGAACGAACCCGCCTTGAGCGGGAGAAACCGAGGCACAGCGCAGACGGTAGGCATCGGCCGTGCACGCCATTCTCAGTTGACTCTACCTCTTGTTCTAGGTAGTATCATGAGTGCAAAGGGCAGGGAAGAAACCCGCCCACGAGTGGAAGGAACCACGTATGCCACGTCCCGAATCTGTCAGCGATCTACCCGATCACTCTCGACGGTCATTGATTGCCACGATCCGCACCAACGAGTTTGTCGATGACCCCGACATCACGGCAGCCTATGCAGAATTCGTTCGTGCGGCCGCCGGAGTCGGCGACATTGAGCGCCAGGAAGGTCAGGTGGATCTCTACCGGCAGAGGTCTTCTGAGGATTGCAACGAGGAATTGATCGTGGCTCAACATCGTTGGGACGCATTGGAGAAGCGGTACAACGAAGTTCGCAATGGTGCAGTGCCTGCAGACTTCGAGAAGCGGACGATCCGAAGATTTGCACTCGACGAAGGACTGCCGGTCCTGCCCGCCATCGCGGAGGAGCAGTCGGTCAACCAGCTCAAGGAGGCATTGGCCGGCAAGTAGGTGTCTCCGCGCAGCTGCAGCGCCGCGTCGGCGGTTACAGCGCGGAACAAGGGGATGTACCCGCCGGGGCCCGACGGCCCCGGCGTCCAACATTTCCACGAGGCAGGGATGAACCCGCCAGAACAGGAACGAACCTATGATCAGCTACCTCTCGTACGCACCGAGCGACGAGGACTACATCGAACCCGAGCCCTACTACGGACCGGTTGAGCCGAACCCGAATCATATCCCCGCCGACCTGGTGGCAGATCGATGATAGAAGCATTGATCACCTGGTATCGACATCGAAAGACCACCAGATTCATTGAAGCTCAGCGACATATCGCATGGGCCGAGTCCCTGCGCGACCCCGACGCGCCTATCCCCTACGCGCTCGTCGATGTGCTCGTGGATGCGGCATGATGACCTGTGTCGGGGTGTTCGTGCTCGGTCTCATTGGCCTGGTGTGCTGTCCCGAAAACAGACCGCTCTCAACCTTATTTGGCGTGGTCACCCTGGGGTCAGCGGTGGCCGTTCCATTCCTGGCATTGATCGCCTAAACCAGGTTCAATACCGACAACCATAGGTATTATTGACACAGAGGCAGGGACAAAACCCGCCCATTCGGAAAGGACCGAGACATGCGATCACCATTTGCCGCACCCGCATCAGGCGTCGACATCGACCCCATTACCGACACGCAGCGCGGCTATCTGCGCTCGTTACTGCTCCAGAAGGCACAGCTAAACGGCAAGCGGGAGGACGAGGCATCGGAGGAGATCGACGCCCTACTGGATCGATTGAGCAAGTCCGGTGCCAGCAGCCGCATCGAAGAGGCCAAACGCCAAATTGCGGAACTAACCGCCGACGGTGGGCACAAGGCAGCCGTCGTGCGAGACCACCGCATCGAAGGCATCGAGGACGGCTTCTACGAACTGTCCGACGGCCGGATCGTCAAGGTGATTCACGCCGCCGTCCACGGCTCCGGCCGCCAGTACGGCAAAGTCCTAGACACTGAGACCCGCAAGTTCGACATAGCGGCGGGAATCCTGCGTGAGGTGCGAGCCACCGGCAAACGTATCGATGACGACCAGGACCGCTGTGCAGAGCTGGGGAAGCTCTATGGCATCTGCATGTGCTGTGGCCTGGAACTAACCGACGAGGCGAGCATCGAGGCCGGTATCGGTCCCATATGCAAGGCCAAACGCGGGTGGTAGCTTGGTGCGATCCCCCGACCCCGATGTTTGTTGGCCCGCCCCAGCCACGAACGTCGGGGTCGTCGTGTCTACGAGGAGACGACGTGCCCGAAAAACGCCCCCCGGCGTACACCGATGGCCTCGGTGAGCTGATCCGCGCGCACCGTAATTACATCGGCATCAGCGGTCACTCGATGGCATACCGGCTAGGAATGAGGCCCAAGAGCCTGTCAGACATTGAACTCGGCTACGCGGCTTGTCCTCCTGGTTTCCTGGACACGATATTGGGCATCGTCGAGGAGTTCGATAAAGACGTCGAGAAAGCTGTCGATGTTGCCAAGAGCGCTCAGGCCACGGAGGAAGAACCGTTCGAAATGCCCGTCCGTGAAGATCCCCGCGCCGACTGGCAACGCGCCGTTATTGGCCGTGCTGCGGTCGACAGCGGAGTGATACTGCCTATACTTGTAGGTGACCGTCAACCGCGACGCAGCTAAAGGAGACCACGGTGAGCGCAACTGCGCTGCGCAAGAAGGTTGTGCAGTACCTAAGCGCTAGCGACGTTGCGCAATACCTGGGACTCAAGAACACAGCGTCGCTGACCAAGTACAGACTCCCCCGGGAAGACGCCACCATCGGCAGCTATCGGGGATGGACGGAAGAGTCCATCGCGACGTGGAACGCCAACCGCCGTGGACCCGGCAACTGGAAGAAGCAGCCGACGAAGACCAGCCGTCGCACGCCAGTCCACTACATGGGCATCTCCGAAGTAGCGCAGTTTCTCGGCCTCAAGGGCGCGTCGTCACTCACCAAGTACGCACTTCCGGAAGAAGATGCCCGGATCGGTAAGTACCGCGGCTGGTCCGAGGAAACGATCGACGTCTGGAATCGGCACCGTCGCGGACCGGGAAACTGGGGCGCGCGGACCTAGCTACATTCGACGTAATCGAGTGCAGGCGAAAATCGGCGCGGTCCGAGGATGTCCTTGGACGCATCGACGCGGACTGTCATCGAGCGATAGTCCGGCCCCATCGCGGCAAGGTTGTTGGTGTCCTTCCACTCGCCGACGAACTGGCCATTGCGATACATGCTGTGCAGATTGCCGACTTGCTTGAGTCGGAAGATGTCTCCCGCACCGAAGCTGCCACACTGCACCACTTCGGCGTCAATGCTCGACGCACGCAAGGCGATGAACAACTTCGACTCGCGCAGCCCGATACCGACCCCATGCGTCTGCGTCGTGCCGGCGTTGTTGGCCCGGCGATAGAGGATCGTCGTATATGACGCACCGCCGAGCGGTGGAGATCCGTTGCCCTTAGTGGCAGCACGGCACTCGATATACCCATCATCGGCAGAGTGCTGTGCCACGGTGTAGCGGGCACGGCTGAACCGATTGGTGGTGGCGATGAGTCCGTCCGGCATGCCAAGGCGCATAACACCGTCGACGATCGCGGCCCGGTAGTCCGTGGAGGGGCCAAGGTCAGCCCACCGGCCGGTGTCTTTGAGATCGACGTTAGGCCCGGAGAAGTTGTCGAACATGCGGTTTCGTGACCACAGCTTGACCGAGCCACGATACGCGGCTGTGAGTGGGTCGCTCCCGCGGTAGGCGCCCGCGATCGGGCCGATCCCGTGGTACCCGCTCATCAGTCCGTTGTGAAGTACAGGACGTTGGGGTCTTTCGTGGTGAGAGCCGCATACTGCGTGGAAGTGACGAACTTGACTGTCAGCTCAATAGCCGCGCCGGTTGCATCTTCTGCGGTCACCACTCCGGTACCGCATTTGGCCGGCGTTACCGCGTCATCGGCGATCTTGGCCTCCGAGACAGCGCCGTTCGCCAGGGCCGCGTTCTTGACTTGACCGTTGCCGATAGCGAGATCGTCGACTGCGCCCGGCGCGATCTTCTGCGATGTGACCGCGCCGTCTCGCAGCTTGTCGGTCGTGATGGCGCCGTTCTCGACGCTCGACGGGGCCACTTCCTTGATCTCCGCAATGATCTCAGGCGGCAGCCGCTCACCGATCGGCTGCGAGAGATCGAGGGCTGCAACAAGAGGCACAGGCGTGAGGGTAGCGATCTACCGTGCCTGGGCCATGAACGACGAGAACGAATCCTCTCCGCCGTCCTCGAACCCCGCAGGTACCGCCAGCTCGCCACCGCCCGTACTTATCTCTTCCAGATTCGGCCGATACAGGGTGTCGATGAAGTGCTCGCGGTCGCGCTGGTCTTTCTTATGGTCGGAGGACACGAACGATTCAAGGACCAGTTTCTCGGTGATATCGAGGATTTGGTGCATGGACGGCATCTCTAGCGGGTCGCCGATGCCGAGACCGATGATGTGGCTGCGAACAGCCCTCCAGTTATGAGCCGTCAGCAACGCGAGGTTGATGACGGCACCGTAGGGCGGGCGGTGCCCCACGTGCTAATCGATTTGCAGACCAGGGCCACCGCGTCGGAGGGATAGTCCCCCAGCATCATTCCGGCTAGCAGGCGCGTGAAATCGTCAGGCTCCACGTGGTTCTGGACGAACAGGCCGATGTAGCTGTTGCGCTCGGAGTCACTGATCTTGGCGCCGACAGCCTTGCCGAGGGCGGCCAATGACTTGGGGATAGGCCGGCGTACGCGGAGCGGGCCAATGCCGGGGATCTCGTGAGTAACGTACGGCCCATACTCGCGCACGCTCCGCGACACGTCATCGAGAAAGTCCAGATAGCCTTCGGGCGGGTTGTACATCTTGTGACCTCCAGAGGTTAGATCGGCTCAATCACCGGCCCTGTCACCGTAATAACTCCACTGACACGGCCGTCACCGATGAGGACATGTCGGTCTGCCTTGAACGGACGCAGCCCCGTCGGGATAGGCGGGAGGGCCTGGTACGCGATCGAAAGTGCGTTGTAGTCGCCCTGGTCATCGGTCAGCTTCGTCATACCGGGCGGTGGTGTCTGGTAGATCTGACCTACGAGCTGGTTAACAAAGCTGAATGCCAGCATCAGCTTGTTGTAGCTGACGATCGACGGCAACATCGTGTTCTTTCCACCGAGCAGTGATGGCTTGGTGAACTGCAGCGCCACGTCCGGCAGCACCGCGGTATCCACACCGCGCAGCGTCACGACCTGGGCCATACCTTCCGACAATGGGAATCCACTGTGCCCGAAGGTGTATGAAGAGGGCTCAGACGGTCCGGCAACCTTGGTGGCAACCTTCACGTGCAGCACGCCGAAGCCGCCATCGTACTGGTCCAGGAGTGACCATCCAGACGGCAAGGTGACCTGGCTGGCATTGCCCGAGGCGTTCCCGACTACCGCGACCATGAAGTCACCCTCGGCAGTTCCAGCGGGCTTGTTCACCGCCACGGTGGTGTCGGTCTCGATATTCCACGACGCTCCAACCACTGTCGGCGTCGATCGCACGATCGGTTCACCGAGCACGGGAACAGCGAACAGGTCAAGGCGAGTGCCGGCATCCCGGTACAGCGACTCAGTTCCCTGGTCCCCCTTGTCGATCATCGAGTTTTCCCAGTTCTCGCTCTTGAACCACAGCTCCACGCGAGCGTTGAACTTCTCCCCCGGCTCGACGGGAAACCATCCTGTGATGTGGGGCATGAACATGTGGGTAGTCGAGTTCATGCGGACGTCATGGACGCAGAAGCCTGTGCCGACCGAAAGAATGCCTGCCTGACCGATATCCGCACCACCGCCAAAACGGCTGACCGACACCATGGGTATGTCTTCGCCGTCGGCACTGATTTCGAACCCGTGCCGATACTCGAGGTATGCGCGACTGCGCGCCTGTAGAGCCACCTGCTGACCGCCGTTGGTGACGAGCCCGTATACCATCTGACGCATAGGGGTGTTGTTCGTCCAGGCCGTCTGGAGCTTGTACACCAGCTCGTTCTTTGGACCACCGCCCGAACTGTCGTACTCCACCGACTTCGGACCCACTTGAGCGGTAGCCACGGTGCGCAGTTGCATCCACGGCTGCGGTGCGATGGCGCCGTTGATGATTTCGAAGTGGTCCGGGTTGACGCAAGGCTGTGTCACAACGACCCCAATGGGAATGCCCACGCGCGCAGCCGTGTCCAGCGGGCGTGAGCTTCCCACCGGGGCTCGAACTCGCTCGGGATGGTCCACACGCCTGGCGTCTGGACCGCGGCGAGATAGCGGAAATGGACCGAGAATCCCGGCTTGATCTCTCCGATCGGCGCCCAGCAGGTCGAGTCGTCGGTGTCGAAGAAGAACCGTCCGAAGAGTACGTCTTCCCTTGCCACCGAGGCCCGATCAATCTGCAGTCGGCCACCGGTGGAGTCCTGCATGATCGAGGGGAAGTCAGCTTGTGGACTGATCGCGACCTGATGACTGAACGCATCGTGGATTACGACTGTGCCGGGGCTCTGCGCCACCACGGTGCGGGGGCCGCGATGAATCTGGATGGCGAGAACCTGTGCATCTGGTGTGTTGTTGTTCCACGTCAGGTCACCGTCGATCATCGTCACCGGGTCTGGCGCCCGGCTGATCTCCCCGTCACGTGTGGACTCCAAAAACGCCTCCGTGACAACGCGAGGAAAGTAGTTCTTGCGCATGCCGATCCCGCGGTGATCGGACAGCATGTTCTCGAAGGTGCAGATTTTCAGACTCATCCAGTCACCAGCGTTCCCTGCCCCGGCATGGCCATGAGCTGAATGCGGGTGTACGGCGCCTTGGCGCTGTGTACCGGGGAGTTCTTATTCGCGTTGTCGCTCCAGGGCGGTGGAGTCCAGACATAGCAGCGGTACCAGACGTTGAGCTTGGCGCCGGGCGCAACGGAGTACACCCACTCATCGCTGATACCGGAACCGACCCATACCCACTGCTTGCCCGGCATTGGCTCGGCGACCGTGTTTGTGCCCAGGTCAATCGCGGACCCAGTCTGCGAGTTGTAAATCCCCGTGGTCACCGGCACCACCGGGTCAGTGTCGACGGCATGACTCCATCGGTCGCGGAACTGGATTGCATTGGGGTTACTAGTGATCCACTCTTTCGGCGATCGAACTACTCGGATGAGAACGTCGCATTCCAGCGGACTGTCGTTGATCCAGCCGACCTTTTGGTCCATGAGCAAGAATCCCGGCATCACAGCCTGGGGAAAGCTGGCGGCCGAGACACTGGCCGAATTGGCTTTCACGTCCCGGACGAGGCGCGGGACTGCCCAGGGCCGCATGCACAACGCACCGTTGTCATCGACGGTGAGATTCTCATCGATGCACGTGCGCGGCTCGATCCAATCCACGATGGGAGGCTACGGAGCTGGGGTGAGCCCGGCCGTCAACGTCAGCCCGTCTGCGTCGGGCCAGTCGGCGACGAACGACTCCGTGCGATAAAGCGCCCCAGAACTCGCCGAGACGACCAGCCACGAGTTGCAGCCGGTGGCGTCGGCGTCGTCAAACACGCTGCGCAGCGCGATGGTCGGGTTCTCGGGATAGTCGGGGTGGGTCTTCACCGAACCGCGCAGGTATCCGTCCATGGCGGCAGGGTAGCGAGCAACGGTGCCGGCGCCGGTCACTCAACGGCGAATTCGGCGCGGTAGTCGGCGGGGGTGAGTACTCGGACTTGGCCGGTCGAGGAAACGACGATCCAGCGGTCGGCGAGGGCGATGAGTTCGGCTGATCCGTCGCGGCGCGCGAGTTGGATGCGCCAGGCGGTGGGGTTTTCGACTTCTTGGGAGCCGTGGATGATGCCGTAGTGCAGCTTGCGGGCGGTCAGCAGCGAGTCGATCATCGTCAGGGTTTGTGCGGCGCTTTGTGGTGTGCCGTCGAAGTACATGGCCTGGTAGGTGGTCTGTTTGAGGGGTACGGCGTCGGTGAATCCCATGATTTCTCTGTGCCTTTCGCGGTGCGGTCTTAGGGTTTGGGTTCGACGATGATGTGGCGGTCGGAGAAGGTTGCGGTGCTGGTGCTGGTTTTGTAGACGGCTTTGAACGTGGTGGTGCCTGGGGTGAGTCCGGTGAGGTGGATGCGGCGGGCCAGGGTGCCGTAAAGGCCCGCGGTGACGGTGCGTCCGTAGGCTGCGGTGGCATCGGTCGCGGCGCGGGTGTTGGCGCCCGAGAGCGCACAGCCCATGTATCCGGTTTGTGCGGCAGCCCCGCCGGCCGAGTAGGCCGCCGACACATCGATAGTGACCTCGCCGCTTGTCGGCACGTTCAGAGTGACCGAAGGCCCGGGGGTGGGCAGGTCCACGTAGGCGGCAGTGCTGTTGGTGCCTTGGGCGGTCGCGATGGTGCCTGAGACGATGCGGGCGGGGGTGCCGGTGTCCAGGAACGCGAACTGGGACATCGAGCCGGGCAGGGCCGGGTCCGAGGATGCCCAGCCGCCGCTGCGGTAGGCCGCGCCCATCAGGGAGGTGGCACCGGAGTCGTTGTAGGAGTCGAACGCGGTGCCGTTGACCCCGACGGTGAAGGTGCGGGCGGCATCGGAGGTCAGGGTGAAGGCATTGAACGGGATCGCCGCCCCGACCGTGCCGGTTTTCCACGCGGACTTGACCCCGGAAGCCACGCGGCCCAGCTCGTAGTGGGTGACACCGGAGACATCCCAGATCCGCAGATAGACGTAATCGGTGAACGAGGCGTTGGCGCGGATGATCAGCATGTAGCCGCCGGCGGCCCCGCCGGGCGCGATGGTGCGCCACTGCCCGGCGGCAGTCATCGAATCGGTTTGGGCGACCCCGGTGTTGAGTTTGAGTGTGGGCAAGATCAGGGTGCCCATGGCGGTGAACTGGGGCGGAATTGGTGCGCGGGCGCGCATCCAGATCTTGGCCGGCCCGCCGGTGCCGCCCTTGGTGTAGTTGCCGAACAGGCCACCGTTACCGCCCGCACCGCCACCGGCCACGCCACCGATGCCCGCGTTGCCGGTACCCCCGGATCCGGCGGTGAAGGCCTCCCCGAACGCCGACAAGGTTTGGGGGCTGATGGTTTTCCCGTTCTGCCCCGACCCGCCGCGCCGCGCCCCCTCACCGCCTGCGCCGCCCGCCACGGTGGCCACCGGTGTGCCGGTGGGGCTGGTGATCGTCGAGGTATCACCAGCGCTGCCGTTATCGCCGAAGCCCAGGCCCTCGTCTTGCCCGCCCAGACCGCCGCCCCCGGCGAAGATCGAATAGGCGCCCGGCTCGATGGGGAAGGTGCCGGTGGCCCACCCTCCGGGGTAACCGCCGACACCGAATGCGCCCGAGCCGCCCTCACCGGCACCGCCACCACCGGCGGCCGGCGCGATCACATACTCGCCGTACCCACCTGCCGCCCATGCCGGGGGCGTCCACGCCGCGGTGCCCGGACCGGTGAATACGGTGGTTTCCGCCGGGCGGAACGTGATCGAGGCGTTGAATCCGCCGACATCGGAGAGGATGTTTTGCAGCGCATTGATCGCCGCGCCTTGGGAATTGACCGTGTTGACCAGCGCGGCCATTGCCGCGTTGGCCTGCTCCTGGGAGGCCCGGGGCACATTGTTGCCGCCGAACTGATTGAACAGCTGGGTCGGGATCGACGCCAGCGCGTCGGCGAAGCCCTCCACTGCCTGACCCACGACGCCCGGGGTGTTGCGGATGGCGTTGATGCCGGCATCGATGGCGCCCTGCGCGTTGCTCTGGGCTGCTGCCGCCGCGGTGGAGGCGGCGCTGGCGTCGGCCATTGCGGTTGCGGCATTCGTGCCCGCAGTGTTGGCCGTCGACTTGGTTCCCAGGAAATCTGCCACCGACGCCGCGATGTTCGCCCACGATCCACCACTGAGCCACGATGTCCAATTGCCCAGCCCCGTAGCCGCATTGGTTCCCGCTGTCGCCGCGGTGCTCTTGGTGCTCAAGAAATCGGACACCGCGGCACCGACATTGGCCCACGAGCCGCCGGTGAGCCATGACGTCCAGTTGCCGAGCCCGGTGTTCGCATTCGTCGTCGTACTCGAGAGCTCCGACCACTTCGCCGTCAACCAGTCAGTGATCGAGGTGAACGTCTTACCATTGCCACCCGTGACCGCCTCGGCGATCTCCTGCTCAGAAACCTGGCTACCGCGTTGACTCAAGTCGACCGATACAGGTTCCGGTTCCTGACCGACTTCGAGCACTTCACCCGGCTTGGTTGCTATGAGACGCCCAGAGATAGCGGACAGAACCCACATTCCTATGCGGACGGTCCGGGGATTCTCCAATAAGCGCAGTCGGCGCTCGGTTTCACGCGCCCATTCGGCGTCGCTGCCGGGCGGACGCGGAAACGCCAGCGTCATCGGCTGCCCCTCCCAAACATGCTGTGCTTGGAGTCCGCGATCTTGTCCAGCTCGATGGGATCGTCCTCGTCGTAGATCGCGTCCATGGTCACGCTGACCGCGACGTCACCCTCCTTGCACGAGACCTGCATCGATTGGAGTTCCATCAGTGCGAGCACACCGTAGGACTCGACAGTGAATCGCGCCGAAGGCACCAACTGGTCGAGATCAACCGGAGCTTCCGGGTGAAGCCGAATGTCTCCGGGAAGCTCCAGGGTGTCCCGCACGCGAGAAGTGGTTCGCACCAGTTGCCGGGTTGCCTTGTTGGCGTTGGACACCGAGAACATGTCATCGATGTTCACGATCCGCTGTAGGTCGATTCCCTCGATCTCGACGCGAGCCCGCGCGATGGAATCGGCGGCGCGCAGCACGATGTCATTGGCCATGTTCGTGCCGTCGCGACTGATCACAGGGCTGCCGCCCATGAAGTCTTGTTCACCGAGCGACGCAATAGGTTTGACCGATAGAGGGCCCAGGACGGGCACTCCCCCTGTAACCGCCCACCGCAGACCCAGGTTCACCAGGCTGGAGATCGTCTGATCAAGCATCTGGTCATCGGCCTTCACCTGGAAGTCGAACTTGTCTACGCGCGGGTCTGGCCGCGCGATCGGCGTGGTGTGAATACCTTTCCGCTCGACCATCGCTTCGATCAGCTCTCGGGCGATGAACGCCGGGTCTGTTGCCTCCCAACGCTTAGTGATGGGATTACGCTGCTTCTTGAAATAGGTACCCACGTCGTAGGCCGTAACCGACAGCTGGTCCCGGTTGCCCTGCCACTTTGCAACCGGACCTGTCCAATGCAGGCGTCTGCCGTATTCGTCCCACACGCTGACCCAGTGCAGCCAGGGCACGATATCCGGCACGACGCCTTCATTCAGTGACGACGAGACGTTGATCTCGCATTTGGATACCTGGTTCTGCTCACGCGACCACCCGAGGCTGATCTGATGGTCAGGGTCGTACTGATCTAGCTGAACTCCCTTGTGGGTGTGCAGCGATACCAGCTGATTACGCTCGCCGCCGATCACTTACGGCTCCCGATCTGCCAGCGTGACGGTGATGTCGAAATCGGTGTTGTCCGCTGCGATCGCCACGAACTCCCAGCAGGTCGCACGGTCCAACACAATCGGGCGCCACGGTGCGCCGGTCGGCGTCCCGACGATGCCGATCGGGCGCCAACGGCGGCCGTCGTAGTTGGTCCAGAACCGACCGGTCACCGCATCTAGGGTCAGCGACGTGGCCGGCGGGAGACCTGCGACTTGTAGGGGAAACAGGCTGTTCTCACAGCGCACGTCGGAGCCGCACACCCGCCAGAAAGCCTGCAAGCTCAACGAACTCGCGCTCTTGTTCGTGATCTCGATGCCTACCGCTGTCTCGCGGCAGCGGTAGGGCAAATCTCGGCTCGGCACGATGAAGCTGTGTTGGAGCATCGAGCACACCGGCATACATCCGCCGCAGTTCGGAGGTGGCGTGGACACGACGGAGATCTCCTCGGGCACGCAGTCCGTCGAGAACATCACCGGCATGTCCAGGCAGGTGTACGGCTGCTCGCAGTCGGCGGCATGCAGCCAGTTGACACGCTTGGTGGTGATGGTGTCCCAGACAACCGGGATCGTGATCTGGGGATAGTAGCTATAGGGCGAGAGCACGGACATCTCCCAAGAGACGCGGTACACGGTGGCCTGTTGATGCGCCTTACCACCGGTGACGATCTGTTCGGTGACCACAGGCGCCTTGGTCAGCACGACCCCGTGGGTCTCGCGTAGTAGTTCTTCGGGCGCGGCAGCGGTGTAACTCGGGTGCGCATTGAGATACCGCAGGACCGAGTCTGAGCGGTCCTTGGTGCGGCGCAGCTGGCAGGCTAGCCATTCCAGCCCATACTCAAGTCCGGCGTTCGTGCAGCCGATGAGCAGCGCCTCGAACTCCAGGGTGCGTGAGGTGTCGCGGTGAGGGCCCGCAATGCCGCCGTTGCCGACAGACTCAGTGATCGTGCGCGACACCGGGGTTGGCCCGAAGCCTTTGACATCCATCAACCACATTCCGGCGAATTCCCCAGATTCGGGAATGCGCGAGGAGTACCAAGGAGCCAGTTCGACCCGGTATTCCCCGTCCGCGCCTAGCCATTCACGCAGCCCCGGCCAGGTGTCGTCGTAGGTAATGAGTGACAGGCACTCGGCCAGGCCGCATACGCCGGGTTCCACCCAGCAGGCGCCATCGACTTCGACCAGCCCGCGCCCGTAGAGCTTGGATCCCGGGGGCGGCGTGAACAGCCCGGGGCGCAGCTCTACGCACTCGGGAGGAAGCTCATACAGGCCGGGGTGGTCGGCAGATTCGACCAATGCACAGTCGCCCGGTGACCCGAACACCGCGGCGTCGAGCGTTGGGACGACACCGCCCAGGTGCTCGACGATGCGCGAGCTATTGGTCAGCTCGGCGCCGTTGAGCGTCATATAGCCCCTGAACGCCACTCAGCTCTCCTATCCATCGATCAGTGACAGCAGATGGTTGCGAACGTTCTCGCCTGCCCCGACACCGCCGTGGACGGTGATCGGTGCGTGGATCTGGGTAACCCGGTCGCCGGTTCTGATACGACCACCGTCGAGTGCAGACACCAGCCGGTCGAAGCTCGCGGTCTGCTGCGGCGAGAGCACACGCTCGGGCTGCACTGTTGCCTTCGGCAGGAAGCCAATCCCCGGGGCGATGCCGCCTTCGTCGAAGGACAGACCAGGAAGAGACAGGCTTCCTAGTCCGCTGAGCAGCCCAAGGATCGGGCCGAAGATCCCAGTGAAGATGGAGGTGATCGGGTCAAATATCGCTGCGGCACCGGCACCGCCGAAGAAGTCCTTCATGATGCCGGGGAAGATGCCTTGCAGGAGTTCGGCAATCATGTCGGTGAGCACCGAGGTGAGGGCGAGCGAGAAATCGGTGAAGATATCGCCGACGATCTCGACCATCGCGGAACCTGCGCTGGAAATGATCGACGAGACCATGCCGCCGACGATGCTGCCGCCCGGGAAGCTGGCGCCGATCGCACCGCCTGCGGCGCCCGCGCCAGCGTTGATGAACGCGTTCGCGATGGCCTTACCGATCGGCACGACGAGCTTCTCAATGATGAACTTGATCAGACCTTCGATGACGATCTTCAAGATGCGGATACGCTCGTCGGCCGCGGCCTGCTCGCTGGTGGAGCTGCGGTCCAGCAGCGCAGAGGTGTCGTTCATTAGGCGACCCGAAGCGTCGAAAGCCTCGAAATCGCCACGGAATTGACGGAAGTCCTTGCTCATCTCATCGAGAGTGTCGCGGACCTCGATCTCGACGCCGATCACCTTGAGCAGCACTCGAACGAGCAGGTTGACGATCATGCCGATGATCGGAACCTGGCTGACGCCAAAGAAGTCGGCACCGACGGTCTCGTTTCCCTTGACGCCGCTGGTGGTCGCAGCGCCCATGACCGGCCAGACCGGATTGCCCGTCGTTGAGAAGCCCACGGCACGCATGCCAGTGGCCGGGTGTACGGGAGTGTTCCAGCCACCGAGCAGGCCGGCGTCGAACAGCTTGGTCTGCACCGGGTCGAGCACGCGTTCAGGCGAACCGGACAGGTTGGTGCCGAATGTGCCTGACGGCCAGAGCCCGCCCTCGTCGTAGAGGCCGCCGATGATGCCGGCACTCGGAGGTAGGTCGTGTCCGAATCCTTGCAGTGCTGGTGAATTCGGCAATGCGAAGAAACCGCCGCCCCCGCTGGGAGCCCCGCCCGCCGGAGGCAAGATGATTCCGGCACCGGTGTTGACCAGCTGACCCCCAACACCGCCGGAGCCGCCCTTGGGCATAGCGCCCGCGACGGCTTGAGCGATGATCGGACCGGCGGCGTTGCCGATGGCAGTGCCGAGTTCATCGCCGATTCCCTGCAATGCTGCGGTAACGCCCTTCTCTACCGCCGGGCCGAGAAGCTCGTCTCCTAGACGGTCTTTGACCTGGTTCATAATCGCTTCGAGCTGGTCGAGCTTGGCCTCCAGCGCTGCCTGCAGGTTCGTGAACGACCGGTCCAGCAAACCAGCTGTGTCCGAGTACATCTGTCCGTTTGCAGTGACCGTGGGTCCGACGTTGGCCAGCAGGTTCTTAGCCTCGGGCCCACCACCGGCGATTGAATAGTCCGGTACGTTAAGCCCCGCCATGGCGAAAGGCGCCAGCGGATTGCGCTGTTTGATCAGGTCGGTGTAGTCCGCGTTCGGTGCTTGGCGCACATCGAAATTGATCGCGCTTGCAGCGTCCTTGATGGTGTTACCGAACGCCATACCTACCAGTGCCGATACGTCCTCGGACGAACCTCCCGCACCGGAGATCGCGCCAGCCAAGATGCGACGCGGATCGCCGAACGGCAACTTGCTGAAGTCTTCGGTCTGGAACTTGCCGCGCTGCGTCTCGGCGTAGTCCATCTGCTCGTTCTGCAGCTTCTCCTGTGCCTCTTGGTATTTCTCCTGCGCGTCGAGCAGATCCCGATCAGTGATCAGGTTTTGTTCGTGCTGCTTGGTGGCCACCGCCAAGTCGTATGCCGCCTTCGATACGTCGCGGCCTGCCTTCTCAACGGCCTGACCGGCACGCATGAGCGCCTGTTGATCTACCTGGAAGTACCCGGTGTTTCCGCTGAACGGGTCCGTCATGAGCGGACCGTTCGTGGCGTACATGTTCTGGCTCAACGAACGTGGCGGGATGGCCGCGTTGATCGCGCCGTTGACTGCCTGCCCCGGCAGGACCCGCGCGTGCACATGGTCCATGTGGTTCTGCGTCGGCGATCCACGGTTTTCCATGTCGTAGCCAGAGCCGTCCGGACGCCAAAGATGCTGTTGCCAGATGTTGTACTGCAATCCGAGCGCTTTCGCGTTCTGCAGAAGAAAGGCGTTGACCTGGTCACCAAGGGCCTTGTTGTTGCCCACCATGATGTCCAGCGCTTCACCCGAGCCGTGCTCGCCGTACTTGTCGTTTCGGTTGGCGTCGGCATGCGCGGTGATGCCCGGGAACGTCTGCTCCAGGATCCGCAACAGATTGACGTTGTTCGGCACCATGCCCGGCTCGTACTGGCGCGGAAGCGCATTGGGTGCACCTTGGGTGCCTGGCGTTAGGCCCGGAATGGCAACCTGCAGCGCTCCGTTTCCGAGCACGTTGGGTGCGCCGCTGCCCGCCCACGGGTCGACCATGAAGTCTTTGGGGTTGAGGCTGTCTTCGATGGCCTTCTTGCGCTCTGTGTCCGTCCACGGCTTGCCCGTCGCAGGGTTGACGGGGTCGGCAGGAACGGCGTACTGGCCGCCAGGCGGAAGCGGTGGAAGCTGCGCCTTCGGCGGGGTAGCCGGCGGCAGGGACGGGACCACAGCCGGGACGGGCAGACCGGGACCGAGTGCCGAACCGAGCAGCGTTTGTGCACTGTTCTGGCCAGGTACAGGCGCCGTGACCGCCGATACGGGCGGCAGACCGGCGAGTGCCCGTTGTAGGCCGGTGATCTGATTCTGCGCCTCTTCAACGCCTTTGAGCTTTACGTTGATGGTGCCGTCGCGGTTCTGCTGGATTTGGACGCCGATCTTCTCAAGCGCATCCCGGACTTCCTTGGCCAACGGCGCGGTGACATGGACCTCGCCGTCCTTGTTGATCTCGATCTGCGCGCCGAGCTTCTGGAGATCGTCGATAACCGTCTGCGCGCCCTCGGATTTGATGTTCAGCGGCACGTCCCTCGGCAGAGCTTCGACCGAGGTCGCCAGATCGCGCACCGCCTTGGCTGGTTCCTCGCCGAGTTTCTTGAGCACTTCGTTGGTCTGACCACCGACTTCGGCGGCGCCCTTGAGTTCGGTGCGAACCTTGATCAGCGCATCTGCTGCCTCGTTGCCGCCCTCGCCCGCCGCGCGCAGGTTCTTGACCAGCGCGTTGAACACGTCCTGGCTGCCGTTGACCTGATCGAATAGACCGCTGAGATTCTCTCCGAACCGATTCTTGAGCAGCTCAGAGGCTTTCGCAAACGGCTCGGCCTGAGCGTCGAGGTCCTTCTTGCGTGAGTCCAGATCCGCGCCCGCAGTGAACGGGTGACGGAACGAATCTCCGATGAAGCCCAAGACGCTGCCGTCCTTGTCGCGGACCTGATCGAGCCACGACGCCCGCGACTTGCCTTGTGCCTCCAGCTGGCTGAACGCCGTCTTGAGAGTCGTCTCCCCCGCGGACTTCGCCGCTGCGTCCCAGGCTCCCCCGGAGTTGAGCAGGGCCGTGTTGAGCTCGATTTGAGCGGTGGTTGCGTCTCGTGCGGCTCGCTGATACCCCTCGACCGCACTGGTCGACGCCATGTTCTTACTGATGACGTCATCGAGAAGTACACCCGCCCCGATGCTGGCGGCGATACCCGCGATACCGCCTCCGAGAGTCCTCAAGGTCCCCGCAAGGCCAGTCGCCTTGGACTGCACACGATCCAAGCCGTTCTCCGCGGCCGTCAAACCGCCAACGAGGCCGCCACCGCCGCGCGCGAACAGACCGGTGGCCAAGGAGCCTATTCCGGTCATCGTGGTGATCATCTTGCGGATGGCCTGCGGGATCGTTGTGCCGAAAGACAATGCGATCAGAGATAGGTTCGAAGCCAGAGAGACAACACCCTTGAGGAAAAACCCGCCTACGAGCAGGCCAAGTGCCGTGGGTAGAGCGGTCGGATGCTCATTGAGCAGGTTCGCGATGGCGTCCAAGCCCTTGACGACATAGGGCAGGATCTTCTCGGCGGCCGGCGCGAGGGACATGATGGCGCGGCCCAGATCCCACACGCCCTTGATCAGCCCGCCGAGGGTGGTCAGACCGCGCTGTAGCCACTCGTGGAGCTTGCCGGATTGCTTGGCCTCCCTGATGAAGTCACGGAAATTCTCAGCGAGTGTGGTGCCGCCCTTCGCCAGTCCGGGTAGGAACTCCGAGCCGACCTCCATGATGTCCAGTAACGCCTGCGTGAACGGTGCAACCGATGGAATCAGCTCCCGGAAAAATGCCGCGATATTGTCGGTGATCACCTGCAACGAGTTGGCGGTTTCCGGCGTCAACAGCTGCGCTGTGATTTCGCGGAACATCGAATTGAACGATGTCGCGATACTGACCGTCAGCCCCTTGATCATCGGCTGGTACTGCGCGGTCAGGTCGCGGATCATATCGACCGAGCCACTGAAAAACGCGTTCTGCGTTTCCTTTCGGATCTCGCTGAACAGCGGCATGAGAGCTTGAATCGCAAGTGCCGCCTGCTGTGCGTTCGGCGCGAGGTCCTGGATCTCCTCGGCGAGCTTCTTGACGTCGCCGGAGACGATCGCCTCAATGACGTCCCCGAACCCCGTGAAAGCCAACACCAGCGTGCCGATGCCGGCGGCTGCGGCCCCGGTGGCTGCGGGCAGTAGCCAGAGCGACTGAACAGCCGAGCCCACTGCTCCAGCTGCCAGCGTTGCACCGGTAACGATGGTCGAGAACACCCCAGAGGACAGCTGGGGCGCGAAACCCGTAATCGCCCTGCCGAATGCGCCAACGGCGGCGAGTGGGCTCGTTAGACCGCGGCGAGCCATCTCTCGGCGGCGACGTTCCCGACGTTCCTCGCGCTGCTGGAGCTTATCGGCCTCCCTGTCTGCCTTCTCGCGTGCCTTGGACTCGGCTCTCTCGCGCTTCGCGCGTTCTTTCTCTTCGGCTCGCTCACGTCGATTGCGCGCCTTCTCCTCAGCCCGCTCGCGTTCGTCGTAGGCCCTATTGCGCGCCGCAGCTTCCTTGGCGAGTTCGTCCTCGACCGCTTGGTGATACCTGACCTCCTCGGCGATCTGCGCATTGGAGCGCCGCAAAGCGTCCTTGACGATCTCGTCGGACGCCTTGCGCACCATGACGATCAGGTCGTTGTATCCGTCGATCTCATGCTTGCGGAACTTGGCGACGGCGGCGTCCATCCGCTTTTGATCAGCGATGCGCGCGTCAGCGATCCGTCGCTGCGCCAGACCGAGTTCGGTCTCTCGCTGTATGCGGGCACGAATTGCAATCTCGGCCGCTTTCTCACGGTCCACACGCGCCCGGACGGTCTTCTCTTCGGCCGCGCCGTTCAGCTCGATCTCGCGACGTTCGGCGCGGCGGGCATCACCGCGAGCCCGGATTGCCTTCCGAGACGCGTCCTGCGCTCGCGCCAGGCGAAGCTGCGCGTCTTCCTCTGCCTTGATCGCCTTCGCGATCTTGTTGTGCTCGTCGGCGACGACGCCGGCCTCTTTCGCCAACATCTGATACGGCTTCGAGCTGACTTTGTCGATGTCCTTGTTGATTTCGCGAATCTGCTTGTTCAGATTCTTGAGTTCCGGCAGGACGGCGTCGTGAATTTCCTTGGTGAGCTGTCGTTTTAGGTCGCCGCCATTAATGGCAGCATCAAGTTCGACCTTGCCGACAGTCGTCACGGCTGAAGGCTAGCCAGAGGGCGTGCTGCTACTCGGCGGTGTCTTTGCTCTCGTTCACCGCCATGCGCACAACGGCGCCCATGATTTCGCCGATCGACGCCTTGGTGTACTCAGGCTCATCTGGGCTGATCAATCGCGTCATTATCCGGTCGTAGGTGTCGGGCCCGAGGTGACGATCCATGAAGAGGCTTGTGATGTCCGTCTGACGCTCAGGATCGATGAACTTGCCACTGGAGAGCTGGAAAGCGGCTAGCGCCTGGATCGTTGGCTTGCGCACCGCAAGGTTGTCACCCTTGTACTTCAGCCGCTCGTACGGCCAGTCTGGGTCGAGCGCCTCGGGCTTCTCTGGAGTATCCACCGTCTTGTCCTCGACCACTGCGACTTCCGTACCGGTGACGTTGTCGGGGTCGTACGGATTTTCGGAGGCAGCGTCGGCTGCGATGTCGGAGGCCATGTCGCTGACCGTAGGAACCATGGGTGCACTCACCGCTTGCGTACCGCGGTGTATCCGGTGACGTCACGGGCCGCCTTGAGTAAGAATGGCTTCGGCCGGGCGCCGGGATGGCGCACGCTTGGACCGATGAACAGGCTGCCGTTCTCGGAGTATCCACCAGTGAAACGCACTGTTTTCACCGCCTTGTCCGCGGTGGTGAATCGGCCTGCGGCATCGTGGTGTAGAGCCTTGGTGAAATCCCCGCGGCGCACCCAGTAGAACCGCAACATCCCGGTCGGATTCTCGGGGCGAGCCCTGATTAAGTGCGCTCTAGTCCCCTCGTGGACAAACCGCGCATAGGGAGCGATAGGTCCGCCCGCCGTCACCGAGCCTTTGACCGAATGCTGATTGACGTCACGGATCGGCGTGCGCTCAATCGATCGCGTCAGGTTGCCGGTCTTGCTGTACGGGTGGTTGATCCGGCGGGTGGTGATCGCCTTTGCCTGCAGGACTATCCGATCGAGGATGCGCGCGAGCTGCGGGCGCATGCCTTTCTTGGCGACTATGTACAGCCTGCGGTCGTCGATGTCGATGCGAATGCCGTCGTGTTTCCACGAAGAGCGGACCTCGGAGGGTCTACGCGCGCGTGCCACGGCTGCGCGGAGCCTTCGGTGACGCGATCCTGTCCTCGCCCGGCTGGACTACTTCGGCGCCGTCACTGACCGAGTCGTCCACGGTCGCCTGATCGCCCTGCTCAGCGCTCTGCTCGGGCTGGACTACCTCATCGAGATCGGCGGCTGGCTCTGCCGGCTCGACGGGTGTAGGGCCGCCGACGATCCTGACGTACCCGAAGCTGATCAGTCGCGCGATACGCGCTGTGTAGGCGACGGTGACTCGCTTTCCGCGTGCCAGCACTCCGGCGGCCGGCGTCTCTGTGCCTTCGATCGTGACCTCGCGCATGCCATTTCCTTTCGTTAGAAACCGACTCGGATCATGCCTGACCAGGCGGAAACTCCACCCTCGGGGCCGTATGGGATGATGCTCTCGGCGGATACCTGAAATCCCTTATCGACAAGGCGATTCGTCGCCGCACACATGATCTTCTCGATACGCCAGCTGTCATCGAGGCTGACCTCAGCCTCGCGAGCAATGGTGGCCCAGTCGGTCTCAGCCTCCATGGTCGAACATCTGCCCACTCCGATCTCCAACACGATGACTGGTTGACCAGAGCAGTTTCCGACATTGGGCGTTTCCTCAGGGAAAGACATTGTGCGGTAACGCATATCCAGCCGTACCCACAGAAATGGCTGCGCACAGTTCTCACCGTTGACGGTATGGGCATCCCAGGCCGCCAACGGGGCACCCGCCCACGTAAAGAACCGGACGTCTTTGGATCCGCCGCCGATCGGCGGGCATTCGGCATCGGGGTCGAAGACAAGCCTGACCACGTTCATCACGACCGTGATTGCCTCGGATGCCTGGTCCTCGCATTGGGGATTTATTGCGGTCATAGCACTTTCGGCCCCTGCATCAACCGATTCGGATTCACCGCGGCGAGCCACTGGTCAACCTCGGGAAGGCCGGTCTTGCCGGCGGCATAGATCCGAGACGGGTCAAAGGAATGGGTGACGCCCGTGCGCGTGGTGGACACGACAGTGCGCGGAAGACGGCAGTTGTTCCCGGAGCAGGCGTTGATGAATTCCCTGGCGAGCATCCCGACGAGGATGGGAACGCCGGATGGAACCGGCTCACCTCGCGTGTATCGCACCGACCACGTTCCCGGCTCCCCGGTCGGCAGGGTGTAGTTCTGCGCTGGCCATGACTTCCCGCCGCGACGGTAGAGAACATCGCTTTCCAGCACGTATTCGGCGGTATCCAGGACATCCGCACCAATCGTCACGCTGACGATTTTCCCTGCGGGACCGGGTAAATGGACCATGCTCGGGCCCGAGGTCCGGCAACGCGAGTGGCACCCACAATGCATATTGCGCCATGCGCCAGCCTCGAACACAGGAATGAATGGCGACACAGGATCACCGGTGTAGTAGGTGCGGAACGGCAGTTGCGGCGCTGGCGGGCAGGGTCGCGCGACGACCTCGCACTGACCGAACCGACGAGCCGACAGCGACCAGAGCACCTCGATCGCCATGTCCTCGGCGGCGTTCTGGATGGCCAGCTTGGCGTCGTATGTCGGGTCGTTGACGTTAGGCAGCGCGGGAAAGGAGCTGCGGTCCACGGTCCACGAGCAGGTCATACGGCGACGATAACCACCTACCGTGCTCGCCCCGTGGGTTGACTAATACCTATCACCATAGGTATTATTGATCTTGTCAGGCAGGGAACAAACCCACCGACGAAGGGAAGGAACCCGTGAGCACAGCTCTATCTTCATACCGCATCCGAAGCGATCAGAAGCAAGTTATCGCAGATCAGATCGGTACCCCTACCATCTGCTCGGTCAGCGGTGGCCGCATCATCGGCATCGCCGACGGCATCGAGCTTCCCGTCAGCAACGGCATCCTGGTGCGCGTCCAACTCACCCCGAACGATGACTACATCGTCACTCGGATATTCAAGCGCAAGGCGAAAGGCGTTGCGGTCGAATACATCCACGGTCAGGCAACACACATCTACTGCGACCAGCTACGCGAATTCGTCTACCACGCAGGTATGTTCCGTAGCTTCACCGCTGAGGAATGGCCCCGCCAGGCAGCAGAGGAACTGCGCCGATGAGCAGGGTCGTCACCATTGAGAAGCTCACCGACCACAGCCCGTTCCGCCAGAAGGTCAACCGAGACCTTATGGTCGCGTGGATCAACGCCGATCTAGTGAACCGGGCGTGGGGCGACGTGCGTACCTCCACGGTCTTCTACGACGAGGCCAAGGTGTTCGTTACCGCACTGCCCAGGAACGTCGAATTCAGCGACAGATCAGCGCAGGCGCTGTACGACACCGGAATTCGGTACTGGTCCGAGGGGGTGCGCTGATGGCGACGATTACCTACATCGTCGATCTCGACGACAACGACCGCGCCCCCGATGGCTCTGAATTCGTCAACACAGTCGACGAGACGGCCGACATGATCCTCGACGAGATAGGCATGTTCGCGCGAGTCGCATGCGTCGAGGTGAACCGATGATCGTCGACACCGCGAATCCCGAAGTGAGCGAGGCTCTTGCGCGCTGGTTCCAGAAGCGCGACGAATTGTACGAGCGGCGATCGCAGGACGAGATAAGCCCGCGTGATCAAGAGACCATCACCGACATCATGGGGGAATTGGTCGACATTGCCGACGAACTGGTCGCATTCCTCGCCCCTACCGCCCGCGACCGCGAGCACCATCTGTCACTCAACCCAGATCCCCACGCTGACAACCCCGCAGCGTAGTCCCCCATCCCCCGAAAGGAAGTCTCTCCATCATGAGATCTGTACACAAACGGGTCGCCTATCGGCGACTCCTGGGTGCGGCAGCGGCCGGCGCCATATTCGCGGGTGTCGGCATCGCATACGCCGACGATGCCCACGCCGCCCCCGCCTGTCAGTCCCAGCCCTGGGGCTTCCTGGGCAGCCAGACGCGGACGATCTGCGACGGCCCAGTTCAGAAGGACGGCAGCTGGATGCGTACGCGTGCATTCACCTGGCCGTCTCGATACGTCTCGGGCTGGTGCTCGCGCTACTACTGCACAGCGGGCTACTGGACCGAGGCGGGCGGTGTGAAGGAGACGTACTCCGTCACGCCCGACACTGTTCTATCCGATGAACCCGGACACCTGGAAGGAATCTCCGCATGAGCCTTGTTTTCACCACCAAGACCCTGATCACCGCGGCCGAAAAGGCCATCAAGAACCACAACACAGCTCTGGCGAGGTGGGAGCAGGACCGCGATGATTACCTGCGCGCCCACCAGCAAGCTTGGATCAAGACGAGCCTGCCCAGGGTGAGAGAGCTGCGAACCACGCTCACCGAAATGCTCAAGCCCGGCAAGGCCATCACGCTCAAACAGATTCGTGACGCAGCCAACACCGGCAACGACATCGAGGGACTGTTCTACAATCCGCCGTCCGAAGCCAGGATCAAAGGCGAGATTGGGAGCAAGCCGTCGCTGAACATCGATCACTACCGAGGTCTGATCGATCTGCTCAAGGCTCACACCGGCCAAACGATCAGTGCCAGCCAACTCAAGATGGTCGGATACGACAGCCTCACAGAATTGTTCCGTGACGCATTGGGAACAGAAGGTACTTGCTGATGCCCTCGATCACGATCAACATGAGCGAGCAATGCCACACAGATGCCGTCGCCGATCGAGTACGAGAGGTGGCTAGCTGGATCGAAAAAGGCTGCACAAGCGGTCATTGGGACGCCGAGAATCACTGGGACAGTGAAGGACTGCCCCTGTAACCCGTCGACCTCGCGGTAACGACCAGGGCCCGCGCGCAAGGCGAGGATTGGGCGCGAAACATGGCTCGCCCTGGTGACAAGAAAATACCCCCGAGAGCAACCCTTCACTCTCGGGGGTATTTTCGTATGCCTGGACTAAGCCGCAGGTATCACGTTGACCGTACCGCCGGTCAGGTTGGCCGCAGTCACCGTGACCGTACCGCCCGCGGGCAGCGTGATCGCGAACGGACCGGTACCCGTTCCGGTGACCGTCGCGCCATCCACATTCGCGAGCGCGTTGAGCGCCGCCGCGATGGCCGTCGCCGTCGGATTGAACGGCAGGACAGTCGTGTCGAGCCCGCCGACGCTCAGCTTGAAGTCACCGGCAGTCGGGGTACCGGTGAAGCTCAACGTGAACTTCGACGGACCCTGCTCGGGCGCGATGTCCGCGGCCGGCGCACCGGCCGGACCGCCGTAGTAGTAGTTCGGCGCCTGGTACAGCGTGGTGATCGCCAGCGGCACTGCGCCATTGGTGACCTCGGGTGGCGCCACCGGAGTGCGGAACAGCGTGACGTGAGACTTCTTGTTGGTCGGCACCAGCAGACGACCGGGTGTACCGGCAGCGTCGGTCCCGGCCACATTGTACGGGCCGCGGCCCCACGACGGCATCGCGATAGTGATGCCGTTCATGGTGAACGTCGCCACCTGAGCCTGAACCTGGATGTCTCCCAGGGTGTATTCGGTCGAGCCGAACAGGAAGTAACCATAGTTGCGGCCCGAGCTTCCCTGGGAGAACACAGAGTCATCAGTCGGGATGGGGCAATCGTCGTCCGAGGCTCCACCGGTCCACAGCTCCACTGCCACACCGGACTTGTCGTCGACCTCGTCGTGGTCGCGAACACCAATGGGCTTGTCGTCGTGGTCGAGAATCTGCTCCCAGGAGTTCATCATCGACCACAGCTGCGGGTCCACGCCGCAGAACTCAGCGGCGACGGTGTAGCGCTTGCGCACAGGCGGGGTGCGGTCGGTGACGCACACCTTGCCTTCGGCGTTCTGCTGCTCCAGCTCCTCGGCGTCCTTCATCACGGGGGTGAGCTGGACCGACACGAAGCCGGAAGTAACGAGGCGATTGCCGGGGCCGGCGATGGGGCGGCCGCAGCTGTTGATCTTGGTGAAGCGAGCGCGAAGGCCCTTCACCACCGAGAACTGAGCCATGCCAGTTTGCTCCTAGTCATGTCGGTGAGAGGCCGAGTCCGACAGTAGGAATCAGACGTGCATACGGGGCTAAACCTCGTCGCGCAGCTCCGGCGGTAGCGCAGGCGTAGGACGCTCTGGATCGTGGTGCATCGCCCATCTCATCCATTCGCGGATGTGCTGCACAGCTGTGCGTAGCTTCGTGCGGTACTGGTCGCGCTGGCCTACGACGACGGCTAGTTGCGCTTCGAGGTCGCGTACCTTGCTGGATGTCCGTGCCTGCCAGGCAGCTAGGACTGCGACAATCGCGCCGCCGACCGCTTGGATCTGTTCAGGGCTCATTCCGCAGGCCCATCCTGACCGCCCCCGCGGATGTCCTGGGCGAGTTTGAGACCCGGCAGACCGGTACCGATAAGGCCCGCGATGGAAATCACCCATTGCAGCCCGCTGGCGGCATCCATCTTCCCGGAGACGATGAGGGCCACGGTTCCGGCGAACACGACGATGAACATGACCGCATAGACGATCAAGCGTGTGGTGTCGTTCTGCGGCACGGGGCTGGGCATTTCGAGATCCCTTCTGGGGTCCGAGGGTTACGCGTTTGAAGTCGTAACAACCGCGTCTGTCACGAGCTGGCGTCTGCGATCTTCGCGAGGATGTCGTCTTTCTTGGTCGCCCCGTCGAGGTCGATCTCGTGCTTCTTGGCGTACGCCTTGAGTTTGGGCACCGTCAACGACGCAAGATCGGCGCCAGCCTCGACATCTGCGTTCTCGGCTATCGCCCGCTCGAAGGGATTGGTGATAACCGTGGCGATGGTCGCCTGTCCGGCGGGCGCGTGATGTTCACGCGGGGCTCCGGTGGCCGCGTAATCGGCCGGAGCGGGCGTGTTTTCGCGAATGCGAACTTGTAGATCGGCAGAGCCAAGATCGGCGATGACTGGAACCGCAGGGGCGTCTGCAACCGGCTTGTTCGGGCGCAGCGGGCCACTGATGGCACCGTTGGCGCCGTCACGACCAGCGACGTAGGTATGGCCGTCGACCGTATGCAGTGGTGCGTGCCAGTGGGTTTCACCGCCAGCATTGGGATCAGCCTCAACGAGGGCTTGAGCGAATCCAAGGTCTGCCCGGTCGGGGAAAGGGACGTCGGTCTGTGAAACCTCATCCAGCAGACCAGCATCCCGCGCGTTGCCCTCGGGCACGCGGTAAAGCACGCGCGGACCGGATCGAGTCATCTTCTCGACCAGATCAGCTGGCGTGTGCTCCAGCAGCGCGGCGATTCCTCGCCCTTTGAGGGCTGGGTCAATGAAATCGATGGTGGCCAAACCATGCTCGACGAAAACTGCGACACCCTGTGGCATTGTTGCTCCTAAGAGATCTTGACGGCCGCGACGAGCTTCTCGTACCCGAGCAGGACGCTACGCTCGGCGACGGCAATGAAGTAGTTGTGCTTTTCCTCAATGGATTCCAGCTCTTGTACGTCACCGCGCCACCCATATACCTGCGAGGTAGCGACCAGGACGTCATTGAGGCCATCGACGTAGCCGCCACCGAAAATGACGGTATTGCCGCGCGGTGTCGTAATTCCCGAGAGCAGCCGGGCATTCGAGAAGTGCGCGGACCACCCGAAGCTGGCGTGGATGAAAGCCGGCGCACCGGTCCTACCGATCGCTGCCTCCAGCTTGCTCAGCGCGTCAACGATCCCCGTTGCCGCTGTGGGCGTCCCCGCGTCAGCCAGCATGCGCGCAGCTAGCTGCCGTTCGATGGCCATCGAATCGTTACGCTCCAGGTTGCGCAGCGCCCTGTCGCGGACCTCATGGCGCGAAGCTGCGGTCAGGTCCGCGTTGTAGTTGTGATCGGCACCGAACACCGTCTCAGGTTTGAACGGCGTCAAGTTGGTGGTGTCGGGGCGCTCGCCCTTCTTGAGTTCAGTGATGTCGTCCGGCTTGGCCGACCACGGAGCTCCCCACACGCCGAACCCCGTAGCGCTGCCGTAGTTGTGCGGCCGAATGACGACTCCTTCATGCAGCAGGAATCGCGGCACATCCTCGGAGGCCGGCCAGATCACATGCTGATACAGCCCATCACTCAGCGGTGGGGCCTGCGGAGGATCGAAGACAATCGAGGGAAAGGTTACCGGGGAAGACATTTCACCCTCCTAGATAGGTGAAGGGCGGGTGACGCGGACGGCCTCTGGTGTGCCCACGTCACCCACCCTTCGGTCTGTCGATGACCCTTACGAAGCCACCACGTCAGGGTTGGTTCCGCCGGTCAGGGCCTTCGCGGTAACCGTGACCTTGCCTCCACCGCGCGCGGTGATGGTGAACGAAGCACCGGAGCCGGTGACGGTGAAGTCATCCGCGCCGAGGTTGTCGTCCAGAGCCACCAGCGCGGCCTTGATGGTGTCCTTGGTGATGCCCGCGACGTCGATCGGCGCGGTGTCTTCACCGAGGTAGCCCAGCTTGAAGTTGCCCGCCGTCGGGTCACCGCTGATGGTCAGGGTGGTTCCGGTGGGAAGACCGGCCTGACCGGACTTGCTGCCACCCGGAGCGGTCGCGTCGAAGCTGCCGCCGAAGTCGGCCGGGGTGTCGGTGTGGGTGATGGTCACCTGTGCGCCGTATCCACCGTTGACCTTGAGCGGGATACGCAGGTTGGCTGAAACACCGCAGCGCTTGCCGATCGCGATGGCGTCCTCGGTGAAGAACTCCGAGTACCGGTTGATCTGCACCAGCTCGCGCGGGTACTGGACGCCGATCTCGATGATGTTCGACAGCGACTCGAACCACGTGCCCGCCGGGTACATGATGATGTCGACGTGGCCCGGCCACCGCAGAGTGTCCAGGTGCCCCGGCTGATCCTTGCCTCGGGTCTGCCAGTCGCCTGCGAACTGGAACACAACGTGGCGATCCGAGAGCCACGTGAGCACCTGACTGTCGGGCACGCTCTTGGTATCGATGCCCTGCTGCATGGCCATGTCGGCGCGCAGCACCTCGAAGAACCACGACGGCGCGATGCCCTCGATGGTCGCAGTCCGGCCAAGCCCGCGGTGCAACCGCAGATTGGTGGCGTAGAGAGCGATGGCATTGAGCACACCGCTCGTGCCGCCGACCTGCAGGTTGGCATCGAAGATCTTGACAGGATTGCCGCCGTTCCACATGTCGCGGATGCGGCGACGGCTCATGGCACGGAAGTGCTCTTGAGTCAGCGCGCGGAGCACGTACTCGACTGATTCCGGCCACGCCTGGCGCTGCAAGATGCCCGCGGTGACCGACCAGCCAACTGCGTTGAGGCGGATCTCCCGGAACTCTTCGGGCGCGGGGATCTCGACGCTGTGCTTGAAGGCGGTGGGATGCCCTTGTCCGTCGACCGCTTCGAGCTCGGGCTCGGTGAAGAAGAACTCGAAGTGCTCGAACAACGAGGTCAGGTCTGGTTCGACCGGCCAGCGCAGACCACCTCGCTCGATGACGATGCCCGGCAGGCTGACCAGATCGGTCGCGTCGGGCACGTCGCAGAAGTCGTACAGCTGCACCGACGGAGAGGTCCAGCCACCGGCCGCGACCAGCGAGCCGCCCGGCAGGTTCTTCTCATTGGTCTGCTCCAGGATCGCCGCAACGAGCGCCTGCTCGTCGGCGACCACGGGAAGTCCACGATTGAGAGAGGCCATTGCCTGACGGAGCTTGCTGCCGTGCGGCTGATCGGTAGGCCGGGGGGCAATGTGGCCCTTACGCACGTTGGCCAGTGCCTTACCCATCTGGGCGAAGCCGACCTTCTTACCGGCCATGTTCGCATCGAATCCAGGAGCACCCGGAGCCACGACCCAGCCGGGGCCGGTGTGGGCATCGGGGGCGTCGGATGCGCCGAGTCCGCTGAACTTGATCGGTCGACCGTCGGGAGATCCCGCGACCAGCCCCGCGTCGGCGGTGGACTCGGGCCCACCCTCAGGGGTCTCGTCGTCGTCGGTATCGACGCTGTCGCCGTCGTCGTCAGTGTCCTGGCCTTCGGGCTCGGCGGTCGCAGCGCGGCTACGATCCAGCAGAGCTACCTTGGTGGACTCGCTGTTCAGCGTGTCTACTGCGTCAAGCAAATCGGTCAGGTAGGCGAGGTCGTCGGCAGACATCTCGCCACCCTCGTCGTAGGCGGTCTGGATGGCGGTGATCTCGGCTAGCGCCTCGTCGCGGAGCTTGTTCAGCTCGGCAACGGTCTTAGGCAGCACGGCCGGAAGCTCAAACTTCAC